ATCTGCTTCGCAGCCTGAGAACCTCGTCTATAGGCTTCAGTGCCAACACCCTTCCAAAAACCACCAATCAATCCAGGCTGTTCTGCCAGTACCTGTCCTACTTGTTTAGCAGTCGGTTTGACCTTTTGTTCATAAGCCTGCTGCACAGGCTTGATGGCGGCCCGACCGGCTTGACTAAAACCAGTAGCCAACGGGCTGAAAACACTCCGCAGGTACCCATCATCTCCAACTTTTTCGATGCTGCTCCTTATCCCAGCAGCCCATTCTTGGAATGTCTGTGGAGCAGAAGCACTTTTGCCTCTGTTCAGTAAATAGCCAGCTACCAAACCAGCGCCCAACCAAGGACCAAACTTACGAGCGAGAGGACCATATTTAGCCATTCCCTCCATTAATGCAGGCTGGACCTTTGCTGCAAGGGGTGTAGCCATAGCCTTCTGTGCTCTTCGTCTTGCCAAAAGGGCTGCGAGAACTCCAAGTCCTCCAAGTGTGCCGGCGGCTCCTAATCCAGCAGCGACAGGATGTCCTTTAACAGCAGACAAAGCAGATTCAGCTGATGGTTTAACCTTTTCTTGATAAATTTTCCCAAGATCAGCCTTAGCACTATAAGCTTTGGCTTTTAGCGCCTCTTTACCTCTTCCAAGCAGTTCACCAATTAGCTGCCCAACAGTAGCCGACGGAAGTCTGGGTTTAATATCTGATTGCCCACGCATCATTTGCCTATACTCTTCCATCCTTGCTTTCAGTTCATCCTCCGCGATAGCTTTGTCCACAGCTTCTCTTCCTGCTTCGGTCTGAAATGTGGCTTGAATACCAGGAACTATAACTGTTTTGGGGGCTGGGTATCCAGCTTCGGTGTACGTGTGAACAATCTCCTCTACAGGATCACGAGTACTATATTGTGGAACTGTCGGTTTTTTGCGTCTAAGTGGGGGAGACGATGGTGTTTTTCCAGCATAGTATGCATCAGGGTTGAACTTTTTCTCCATAAGCCCGGCAAAAGCTTCTCCGGGATAACCGATTATATTCAGTGCTTTGTTGTAGGTTTCTCTCCAACCGGCCAGTTTTTTCAAAGTGTTCATAACAGTCCTCCTAAAAACTAATAATAAAATAGACTAAATGATGAGTATAGCTATAACTAATCATAAGTCTATTTACTCTATTACTACAAATCATCAATTTTTTACTTAACATTTAAGTGTCTGTGTCTATTTGTTTCTAAGCATAGAGTAACCAGCTAACTCACCAGCTGTAGGAGTTCTAACACGATACAAAGCTCTACCAGAAGGGCCTGGTGGCCCAAGTGGGTTAACCCCAGGTTTAGCAACTGCTTGAGGTATAGCCCCAGGAAAGATAGAAGCAATCTGTGGTTTAACTGCTGGAAATGAACTAACTGGCAACGAGCTAAGAGGATTAATAGTATTGAACCCTAATTTTTCAAGACCACTCCTTAATTCGTCAATCAACTCTTCCACTGTTGGCAAAGCAGAAGCCTGTTTGTTTTGCCTACGCCCTAATAAGTAGCCAGCAAGTAAACCACCACCAAGCCAGGGAGCAAGTCTGCCCAAACCTCCGAATGCTTCTGGAGCTCTTTGTGCAAGTGCTTCGGCGATTGATCTCTCTGCCCTTCGTCTTGCTAAAAGTGCTGCAACAGTTCCGACTCCAGCAAGTGTGCCGGCGGCTCCTAATCCAGCAGCAACAGGGTGTCTCGATATAGCAGACAAAAGAGCCGACGCTGTCGGCGTTGATGTTGGTGTTTTTTGTTCTGCCCCCTGTTGTTTTGGCTGATTTGCCCATGAAGGAGTCCATGGAGCACCAGGGTGTCCTGTCATGGAAGCCAAGAGAGGTGATGGTGCTTCTTCCGTTGTATCAACCGTTGTATCAACAACCGGCTTTTTAACTTTCCTAAATGCCAAACGTGCTTTCCTGTTCAAATCCGCAAGTGCTCTATTTACAGCTGCTTGATATGTGGGATATGCCCAAGGGTCGATACCCTGTGCATTGTCTGCCAATTTTTGCAAAGTGTTCATATCAATCCTCCTAAAAAATACTAATGCATGCTAAAAGGTTAGTATAGACAGAACTAACTATACAAAACATTTCCTACATTACTCCAAAGTTCATTTAGTCGCTTTACTGCCGCTTTATATCTATTACTACCAGGTGGGATATACTCTTTACCATAACTAATTCCACATGATTTTAGTAACGAATACTCGCCAGTAACCATCCTTACAGCGGCCATAGCTTTCCACAGTTGTCTATCATGCTGGAGATACAACCTGTTACTCTCTCTAAGTAATACGTCAGGGGCTATATGACCAGCTATTCTAGGCGCATCTAAACGCTTGAAAATCAATCCTTTAGTGTATCTATCAGCTAGTTCTTTTTCATCAAGTTCGTGGGCTATTACTAATTCTTTTAGTTTCCTTAGTTGCTCTTTATTTAGCTTTACTCCACCAAGAGGTCTCTTAGGAAGAATAGCTTTAGCAGTACGCAAATAGTCTTCTAAATCCGTAAGTTCTTGTATCTGCCGTTTTCGTTTTTCTGATAGCGCACTAATTACTCTATACGATGGAATTGCATGTGACCAATAGGTCTCTAAGAGACCTTTTCTTCTTAAAAGTTCTATCAGGGCTTGCTCATTGAAATGTGGGGCATCTTTAGGTATTCCTCTAATTTTTCTGATGAGGCTATCTATAGTAGAACTTGGGAAACCCATAAGCACCTTTGAATACGCCGGACCGTATTTCTTTCTGGCTTTTGGAAATTTAGAAAGCTCAACAAGAGCTTTTGCCCTTTCAAAGTTAGGATCAACCCTATTCGACCTAGTACTCAAACTTCATACCTCTAACTAAAAAAATACAATAAGTTAGTTATTTTGTCTTCTTGTCCATTATTTGAGAAACGTCAGCAAAGTCAGTGCCGTATACTAAATCTGGGATTGGATTAAACGACTGAAGTTTAGTTTTCCCCCCAGTTATAGCCGCTTCAATAACACTTGTTTTAATGCGCTCGAAATTCAGCTTTGTCATCCAGTCACTTCCAACCTCCAGAGGTAGAACATTAATTCCTTTCAACACCGGTTTATATTTAACCGGAGGCAATTCTACTTTAACCTGGTCAGGAAGATGAGGCAGCATTTTTCTGTCCACAATTGTGCCTTTCTTGAATCCTTTGTAATTTTCCAATAGTTTCCCACCGACAGCGTTTCCTTTAGAAACCTCTGCAAATCTACCAGATTTGTTGAACCAGTTAGCATGGTTCAGTGGCACAAGATCTCCTTCTAACCAATGCGGATGGCCGCCTCTATCGTCTACTTCTGCTACATTAGTCAAGGCCTTTACTATGAGTTCAACATTAGTTCTTCTAATAGGAGTTTGTGTCCGAAGTAAATTGTATATCTCATCAACCAACTTATTTCTAGTTCCTTCAACCCCGACAAGCTCCATATGTTTTCTTGGATTAAATAGTCCTGTAGAAATTGGCTGACCCTTAGTAACCTTGTCGCCTACAGAGACTGTTACTTTCCTGTCAGAAGGAACCCAATGAGTAACCTTATTTATTACTATCTCTGTCCCTAAAGGCTTTTTGTGTATGGCTTCAACTTTTCCAAAAGTCTGGGCTAATACTGATTCTCCTGATAAATTCTCTGGGAATGCCAAAAGTTGACGTAGTCTATTAAAAGGAGATATTTGCGCGCCAACAGCGCCTCCAGTATGCCACCCAGAAAGAGCAAGCTGTGAACTTGGTTCGCCTATGGCATGTGCAGCAGATACCCCGACGAACTCGCCTAGCCTATGTTCTTTTCCACTTGGGTTCAATCCCATACATTTCTTACAAACCCCATGAGGAGCCTGGCAATTCAAAGGGGATCTAACTTCTAATTCTTTGATCTTAGCCTTCTTCGCTTCGGACAAAAGTTCCGGAGTAATTATTGTATTCCTACGATATACTTTACCATTTATGGTCACATCGTTAGGCAAGTACCTTCCCAGAATTTGGTCGTCATCAACACTCATATAAGTGCCCTTTTTAACCCCACAGTCATCGGAGGTCACTCTAACGTCTAATACTGATGCCAGCATTTGTTTCGATAACCAACCAGGGTCTCTAATTTCACGAGCTTTTCCAGAAACCAGACCGGATCTTGCCCCAAGCATTGATGTAAAATAATCGGTCACATCCATCCCAGCACCATAACCAGATTTTATAGGAACAGTAATCAATTTCCCGTGTTGCTCTACTAGACCAGGCCCGACAGTCATTTGCAGAAGTTGCCCAGGGTTACCTCTTGCTCCAGATTCAACCATTTTGTAAAGAAACGAATCTTTTGGAAGAGTTTCCAATGCTTTTTTCTCTATGGCCGCTTTCGCAGATAGTAAAATCTTAGTTTTCTTGTCCTGATCTTTAGTATTGGCTGCCATGCGCTCAGCTTTGTCCCAGACCCGTTTAGTATATTCCTGTAAGGATTTAGGCACTTTTACATCTTCTATACCCATGCTGACGCCATATCTAAATGCATAGTCATTACCAAGAACTCTTAGCTTTTCAACTACCGATGGATAGTCGTTAGGATGTTTATGCCCGATGTCTGAAAGTAGTTTGGCAAGATTTTTACCAGTTAAAACATCTACCTCATAGCCTTTGGGCAGTGCCTGTTGAATAAGTATTCTTCCGGCAGTAGTCCTTTTCCCTGCGACAGTTACTTCCTCATTAAGGGAAACCTTTTTCTCATTTACAGCAGTCATCAAATCTTTTACCGAATCGAATTTCTTATCCGATTTTTTCTCCACACGTGATAAAAGGTATAGCCCCATCAACCCTTCGTGTCTTGGGGCGTACAAAGCCTTTCCTGATGTAGTGGAAAACAGGTTGTTGGAAGGTAATAAATTTTGTAGCTCTTTTACAGCGTTTTCTGTTACGGGAGTAAACACAGAAAACGCATCTCCATCAAGGTCTCCACCGAAACCCTGTAAGGTCAATGGGTGGATGTGTATAGCTTCTCCAGAAACAAGTTTGGGGTAAAAAGCCATCACATTATAACGATGCAATACCGGGTCTCTCTTTAATAATACAGGTCGCTCTTTCATTTCTCTTTCTAAGGCTGTCCTTGCGGCCGGAACTTTGTTTTTTACCATCTCAGTAGCCTGTAGAGTTGTGTAACCGGCTCTGGTCAATCTCCTTATAACTAAAGGACCAAAAATTGTCCAAGCCATTTTCTCAGGAAGTCCCACTTCATCAAGGGGCATACTTTCTTTAGGAACGACAATGACAGCCCTTGCACTTAGATCCTGCCTCCGCTTCAAAAGTGATTGTTGGAAATATCCTAATTTAGGTTGTGGTCCTGCTATAATATCGAGAACAGACCTATATTGCTTAGACCCAACTGAAAGCCCATTCATCTGTAACGCCTCAAGGGCAGAATAAACTGACGAATAAGCATCTGCTTGTTCTTTATCTGTTAGCTCCTTTGCTTGTTTAAGTTGTTGATTTAGAATACCAATGTTTCTATACAGTCCATTCAGGTCATTAACAGAAATACTTCTATCCTTAGTCTCGGTTATAGGCCTAAAATAAGGAGGGATAACCAACACATGCTTAGTCATGTAAACATCTTCGGGGTTTCTTTTCAACTCAGCAAGATGACGAAGTATTCTAATTTTTCTGGCCAGTTTTGCCCGCTCATTACCTGATGTGTTCTTTATTCTTTCTTCTGATTCTGCCAGCTCCTTTTTCACATCAAGCGTGGATAGCAATTTCTTAAAGGCTTTATCAAGACGGTATTTTCCATCTGGTGATAATTTGCCATCGTCAGTAACACCCAATTTACCCTGTATTAGCTCATCATATTGAGTCCTTGTCATACCGAACAGAATGGCAAAAGCATCCTTGTAAATAGGATTAGGAAACGACGCATTAAGTGTAATATGAGAATATTTAGTCCCTGTAATACCACCTGTTTTAACAGGGTCAAACAAACCGCCAGGTTCTTCTCTTAAATCTTTACCCCTAATTATTTTGGTTGGGTCTATTTCACCTGAACTAAGCTTGAGAATATCTTCGTCATACAGTGGGTATAGCTGCAGCACATTTCCTGTTTTCTTTACATCTACTCCGAGCGTGCGCAAATAGTCGACAAATTTTTTATAGGGGACCGGCACAGATGGAGGTGGAAGAGGAGCTCCAGATTGCAAAGCGAACCAAAACTCAGGATTCGCCGAACTTTTATATGTCTGCATTTCATACAGATTCTTCAATGCCCCATGAGCAAGCATCGCATAAAGACCAAGATGACCTAAAGATTGGGCTCCTTCTCCACCTAAAGGAATGGAATCATAAGAATACTTTTCCCCTACCCCACCTCCACGAGCAGTAGCTTTCGTCAAAGCAGTATGTTTAAGCTTCAAAATATATTCTGGACCCACCAGAACAGGATGCTCTGTTTTGACCCCTGTCGTCGGGTCTATTAGATATTCTTTGTCAGAAATTCTATGCTCTTTCAGTTCTTTCTCTATTTCTTCAAGGTCGCCTTTCTTAAATTGAGCGACCATCTTAGGTTTTCCTGTTTTTTCTGCTATCTTTCCAGCAGCTGCCTCTAATACTTGACCAAAATTGAGTCTTGAAGGTATACCAAGCGGGTTCACAATTACATCTATGGTCTTTCCTGATTCTGTTTTCGGCATCTCCGCATCTGGGACTATGTAAGTTATTATTCCCTTAGGAGCGGCTCTAGTACTCAGTTTGTCCCCGACCTGAGCAGGTTCTTCTGTTTCTATGTAGACATCTATATTTTTGCCTTTTACAACCCTTACAACTCTACCTCTAAATGGGTTAGTCCAAGTAACAGTTTTATTTTTCCAAGGTTGATACAATTTCTTTGAGAACCTTGCTAAGAGAAGCTCTTCAGGTTTTGGTTGTATGTCGTGTTGGAGTACCGCTATTAAAGGATCTCCTTCATCAACATACTCACCTTCCTTAATTACTCCATCAGAATCCAGCTTATTCAACTGATTAGTATTAAAAATCCCAGGATACAAAGCGAGTAGCTTATTTTTGGATACAGCTATTCCTTTTGAAGTATAAACATTCTCTCTATACAAATGGCGTGATGTTAGCTTTTTAGCTGCACTTTCAGATACCACTATTCCGTCCTCAAAGTTTAATCCTTTGTATGGAACATAAGCAACTAAAAGATTCTTACCTATCTTGAGTTTTCCTTGTTTATCTGTAAAATTTGTTTCACTAACAATATCTCCCTTTTTAACCTTGTCGCCTGGTTTGACTATTGGGGTAGAATGGGCGTAACCACCGTCTTCAAGAGGGAAATAATTAAGAAGAGGAACTTTCGCCACGTTCTTTCCAGATTTTATTACTATGTGGTCTTTGGTTACTTTGGACACAACACCGTCAATAGGCGATTCAACCATCGGGAACGCGGCTCTTCCAACATCAGACCAACCGTGTCCTTTCGCCACTTCAACATCAACTAATGGATGATCAGCATCGACAAGAGGTAGGCTCTGTTCAATATGCTTAGTAGCAAGAAGAGCTCTATTACCAGAATCATGAGCTAAAAAAGGTATACCCAAAGAAGCTATGTCGAAAAGTGCCTCCGGCACATCAAACATATAATCTACCTTGCTGGCTGGTATATCTACTATTTCATGCTTATGGATTGCTTTTACTCTAGGAGAAACAAAATTAATCTTGCCGTCTACGATTTTTACCTGATCTGGAAGAACCACAAAAGATTCAAAAGCTTTCTCAGGTGTTATATAAGTGTATTGCTTATTTTTAACATCCCACACCTTGGAGACTAAAGAGTCTCCTTTCTTTTTGGCTCCAGCAGCCATATGAACAACCAGCCCAGCTTTTGAATTGTCTGGAGTCATTATCGGGTCCAAAAAACCAAAAGTAGATGGATCCAATTGCTGTTGTTTCTCTACAATCTGGTCGAGAGATGAGATACCACCTTCTCCCAGAACCGTAACCTTAGACCCAGACGAAGCAATATCTACAGGGTTTACTTGAGAAGGAAGCCCGACAACTTGGCTGGAGGTAAAAAAAGTAAGAATAGGATGAGAAAAATGTTCAGATATAACAATCTTAGATATATCATTTAGCCTGTCGAGTCTTGCTAAAGTTCTGTTGTGCAAAACCTGTTTGGATTTTAGTATCCTTTCTTTCAAAAAATCAGCTGTATCTATTGGGGTTTTGAATGCGAGGGAGTTTTTATCATCCTCCTTAGCCATACCTTTAGAAACACCAATAACTTTTTTTGTGGCAAGTAATAACACATTCCCATCTACTTTAGAGAAAGATCGTCCAAGCGTCAATTTAGAAACGTTTGGATCAAGCACGGTCTCGTTGAATACTTTACTAATATCCTCAGGGTTTACCCCTAGCGCCCTAGCAAAACGAGCAACCGTTTTTTCTCTGTCTTTTATGTTTGCTTTATAAATATCTTCTCCGACTAATGATTTTAGTTCTTGCCCAGAAACTCCGAGATGCTCTAGTATCGGGAATAGTGGAAGTTCTGAAGACCCATAGTTGAAACTAAATATCCTTGTAGTAGGGTCAAAAACAACAGCGGCACTTTTACCTCTTAGGTTAACTAAATTAAGTTTGGCTTGAATAGTTCCATCCTCTTTACGCTCTGTGTAAACCCCAGGCTTCAACCTAAGCTGTATAGGAACAGTATATTCAGTGCCACCCACAATATATGAATATCTATCTGTCAATGCAGGAAGATGCGCCAAAGTCATTTTCTTCCGATCCAACACCTTTCCTGTGGCTTTATCTATAAGAGAAAAATCCCCCACCACCCTCTGAAATAGACTTCTATGGCTTAACTTAGCCTTAAGTTGGGCTGGGTAGTCTGACATATACTCATTAGGTTCAACATCAACACCGTTTAGTCGCAGAATATGCTTACTCCCTTCTATGGGGAATACTTGCATAAACGCATCTGCAACCGATTTGGCAATGTCTCGGCTATGCTCAATAGGGTCGATCATCTCTATAAAATTTTACTCTAAATTACTAAAATACGCCACTAACGATATGACTAAAAAAATAATTAGTCTCCCCGGCTCAGACTAAAGTATAATTAGTCCAAGACCGGGGAGACCTATCAAGGAGGTGGTAATTATCAAGAATCAAATATATCGTGTTCCAAAGGAACACCCAGAGCAGTTAACAGAAGTTTTTCAAGATCGTCGTCAGAACTATTCACAATATCCTCCTCTTTGTAGCCAAAAGATACCAGCTTTTTGATAAGTAAATTTCTGCGCTCTGTTGAATCTTCAGATGGGTTGTCAGTGTCAGGTTTCCTACCTGAGATAATAGTCTCCAGCCTCTCTAGGAGACGAATTATCTTATCATGATCATCCATGATCGTAACCATCATTTTTCTGACAATATTATCTATGTCCTGGATGGCACCTTCGACTGAAATTTTATCAGATGCGGATATAGCAAGTTTGCCGGCTGTGGCCAAATACTTCAGCTGCGCTATTCTAGTTGCTATCGGCAATCCTCTGCTAATCCCCAGTTCTTTGCATATGGAGTCAAATAAATCAGTTGATTCTGGATGAGGTTTTGCAGCTTCCTTTTTATCTGGTTTCTTATCCTCTGTTACGGTAGGCTTTCCTACTGTTATAACAGACTCACCTGTAGGACTGAATGGGTCGGCTATAACTTGTTTGTCCGGCGCGCTCTCAACACGTCGCTCCTTAACTTGTTTAGGAGCATGACTTGGTCCACCATCCTGTGATGATGATACAACTATGCTATCAGCCACGGAATCTACAATTTCTTCTGGGCTACGACCTTGAGTGATTAACTCCATAATTTTCTCAAGGACGTCTATTTTAGCGGCTACAAAGAAACTCTTTCTAGCCGCCTTACCGTACTTAGCCCCGACAATGTCTTGTAGGGCTGGGCATCTCTGCTTTATCTGCTCTACCATTGCCCATTTTTGGGCGACTCCCGTGTTTTTTCTTTCTCCCATATTTATTCTCCTTTCTAAATTAGTTTACAGGCTGTCTTCTTACCCACCACAAAATCTTTTTCAATACCACCTTACAATCTAAAGGATGATCTTCCATTTCGAAATCGTCTGGTAATTCCTCCTTACGCAAGTAATCCTCCCATATAGCATAACATGGAAGCTGGTCATGACTAAACGGTGGATTCCCCTTAATGGGGCGAATACCCTTAGCTTTTGTATACTTAGAACAAGGACATTTCCTACACCCAAACGACTTACATAGATGGCATACATTAGGATCGCCATAACTTTGTTGCTCTAAACATACCTGCAGAGCTTCAATATAATCTTTTTTCTCTTTGGCCTTCATGCTTTCTCTCCCTCTTTTTTTCTGAAATTACCGTTTTCATCATACAGTAAACGCCTAATCTCTTCTCGACGCTCCCTGATTTGGCGTTTTCTAAGTTTTATTTTTTCCTTTTCTTCAGGAGTGGCTCTTTTGCCTAGTTTTGAAAGTTTGTAGTCCAAATCCCTAGATTCATTGTCCAAACGATAATCTTCTCTAGCTAGCTTTTTCAGATGCTCAGGAAAGTCTTCAACATGCTCGTTCTCCAACATATTATTGAACGCCCTATAGCCCATAAAACACACTGATGTTGGATCAGCCTCGGCAATTTCCAAGGCTGTTATTGGCTCAAGCCCTTTTATTTTTCCAACTAATTCATTGTGGGCTTCCGCCATCTGTTTGAATTTTTCTTCTGGTTCCGGTTTCATCCTCTTTCTCCTTTCTTTGGTTATTGTTACCTGTATCCACTTTTATCCAGTTATCATTTATCACACAGTTTAATACTCCATCCTTTATAGACCATGAACTAATTATTAAGTAATTCTTTAGTGTATCAAGAACCTCATGAAGGACTGGAATTGAAATACCATGTCTGTTACAAATAGTCGGCACATCAGTAATTCTATAGTAAATCTCAAGTAAAATCAACTTTGCGATATGTGACAGGCATACAAAACGGGGTGAATCCCATACTGCAGAAGGAAGGACCAAATCGTGAGATACCCGAACAATAGGCTTTTTAAAATCAAAGGCTGGTTCTATCTTTATAGAGCCTAACTTAGCAATAATCTCGTTTGCCGACCCACACTGTAATTTATTACATAAAAATTTGAGAAATTTACTAGACATGGACCCAACTAAAGGGATTATTTTGTCTGGTTGGGTGTTGGCTATACGGACAACATTGGTTATCCAACAGTTTACAAGAACAGCGTCAGAGCAGTTCATACAATCTAATGTGCAATTAGATGTAAGCAATAAAATACTCCTATTGGCATCAACATATGATTTCATAACCCTTCTAACATCATCCAAATTCATCCTAGTTTCTCCAATTGGGAATATATAATCCACATACCTGTCACATCCCAAGAATGTTGTTTATCTATAACCAACCTAAAATTAGCCATATCATCAATTCCTAAGATATTTTTAACAACATCTTCTACCAGCTTAATACAATTTGATATATCGTGTCTGCGGAATTTGCTTTTTGCCTTCTCTGTCTTTGTAAGCCACGGACCTACAAATACAAGATTTAGTAGGTATGTCATATTTTCTTCATTAGGGAATTCAGAAATCTCTTTGAAATAGTTTTGGGTCAGGTAGGAAGTTGCGTCAATAATAAATTTTCTGGCTTTTGGGGACAAAACTCTTCTTTTCTGGTCCCAAATGGTTATATACATCTCATTTGAAGTTGGAGGCCACATTGGAAGCCACATCTTAAGCGTTGAAACACTCTGATTTTCCTTTGTTTTTTCAGTATTATCAAATTCTTCCCCCATATTTTTCTCCTTCCAAGTTTATTCCCCTCAAAGTTATCTCCCTGGATAGAGCTTTCAAATAGCGAAGATAAATATCCTGTTTTGCTTCCAAAAGAGTGCAAGAGTTTTCAAGAAAAAGTAGGGTTTGATCTAGTTCTATGAACTCTGGGTCTGTCATCAAAGTATTATCAAACTCTGTTTTCGGCCCTTCGTACTTTCTCTCAAACGCCTTTTTAAAAAGTCTTATCTTGCGCTCTTGCTCATGCTTACGGGCTGTGAATAAAGAAAGCTTAGAGTTTATATAGTTAGCCCACATAGTGAATTTGCTCATCAAAGAAGATAGCTCTCTAAGGTTTAACTCTCCAACATCTTTAGGAAATACAGGTTCAGATTCATTTTCTGGAACCGGCTCTTCTACACGAAGACCCATAACACCAAATTCTTTGAAAATCTCTGCCTGAGCGTTGTAAAACGCCTTAATATCCACAGTCATTGAAAATCACTCTCCTTTCGGTCTTGGTGTTACGTACTCGTTTTTACTGCAGTACTTGTAATAAGAACAATACTTGTCGCAGTGGCCATAGAATGCCATTCTGTTTGGTGGGAAGCTACCTGATATTATACTCTTCCATACCTCATACGTAGTCTGAAGAAAAGATTCGAAATCTTCTACACCGAACTTTACATCCTCTGACACGACCTTAGGATTTTTACCAAAAACCAGACAATCTACCCTAGCAGAAAATTTCCGTTTTTTCCTAAATGATTCAAGAAGAGGTCTTGGGATAGGACCTAATATGTTTTCTTTTATCTGTCTCATTACTGCGTAGCTATATCCTTGCATCTGTAGACTTCTTGAAAACTCTCCTTTACTCGGACTTTTTTCTTTAGTCTTGTGATCTATTAGAATTAGTTCATTTGTTAATAGGTCTATTACTCCACTAAAATTTATCTTGTTCTGAGTAAATGGAAACGGCATAAGGAATGGATACTCTACGCTCCAATCTGTAGGATACGGAAAAGTATATGGGGCTATTTTGTCAAAATACTCACCAAGAACAGCTGTTCCTAAATCGAGCATTTCTCCATAGGAAGAATCCAACCAGTCGACAGAGTCTTTTTCAAAAGATAGCTCTTTTTCGTAGATCTCAAGAACTTGTGACAGACGCATGTCCTGGCGATGATACACCTTAAATCTATAGTTATGTTCAAGAGCCGCATGCACAGCTGTCCCGCGAAGCAAATAATATGTCTTTGGCGGATCAGGAATTTCAGGACAAAGATACTTATAATAATAGAATCTTCCGCATTTCAAATAGTCCTGGACCTGAGTTGTACTAAGCACTGGTATTTCCAAAAATACCACCCCCAATCAGTATTTAGATAGATACTCTAATACTAAACGCATAACTTCATTAATGTCGAACAGCTTACCTGGGCAAGATTTAGGAGCGAAATCTCTATGCCCATATATAGAGTTAATATCAAGTTTGAACACAATTAACAGATTGGCGACTAGCTCTGCAAGTTTTGCATACATCTTAAAAGTAGGTGAAACAATGTCGTAGTTTCCAACACAGCATATCCCAATACTGTTCTCATTCTGGCCAATAGTATGAGCACCAACAGACAGCAAAGGACGGCCGACAAGTATCTCTAGGTTATTATCGATAAGCTCAATGCCGAAATGATAGCCAATATCCGACCATCCATTAGTGTTTATATGATAGTTCCTTATTGCCTGCCAACTAACAGTCTTACCATCTTCGGTCAAACTGTGGTGGATTATGATCTTATTTGTCGTTGCTCTTTTCTTAATTTTTGCTACTTCATTAGTCATGGTAAATTCTCCTTTTTAGTTATTTTACACTATCAACCTTTCTTTTATTACTCCAGAACTCAACAACCTTCTTATGTATCTCTTCACGTATATCTGGCTGTTCCATCAAATACTTGTCCAAAGATGCTTGACCATGAAAACTCCTACCTGCATATTCATAGTATGCCCCAGATCTCGTAATGACATTGGCTTTGCACGCTTCCTGACGCACATCCTTGATGTAATCTATTTCTCCAGCCTTAAATGGAGGATTATCCTTGATATAAAAATCAAAATTCCCATCAGAATGCTCAAGACAATTAGAGATTTTACTTTTAGTTATGATGAATCTAACAGCTATTCCAACAACCTCGTCTTCCTCGCTCCTTATCAGATCCTGTCGTATAAACTTTATTGACAGGTTCTTGAAATGCCTAAGACCTCTTCCACCTGGGGTGTACTCAAGTTCATCTGGAGAATAGTCCCAACCAAGACCGAACTGAACTCTAACCTGATTTATGAGAATAACAGATGTTTGGTTAGGATCCGATCCTTTTCCCAAAGTGTTTATAACTTTACGAAGGAATGTATTCAATAAAGATACAGGAGCTATATAGCGTTTACCTATCTGACTTTTCGCTTCGGTTTCAGCTGTAAGTGCAGGAACAGAGTCAAGTATAACCAATGAAAATTTCCTGCTTGTAATCATCCGAAAAGCTACCTCTAATGCATCTTCAGCCTTGTTAGGATAAACCACATTTAGTCTATCATCGAGAGGGACGCCTAATTTCCTAGCCCAATCTTCAGATACAGGAGATTCCATGCACACATAACCGACACATGCATCTGATAGCTGTTTCATGGCCGATGAAGCGCACTTTAGAGCTATGGAAGTCTTACCAACACTTTCAGGACCCCAAAATTCTATAATAGCTGCCTTAGGCAAACCTCCACCGAGAGTCACATCGAGAGCTAATATACCTGTATTAATTCTGGTGAGTTCTGGAGCATTTGCGATGTCATTACCAGACAAAACACAAATCTCTCTCTTCTCGACGTCCAGTTTTCCTAGCCAATCAAACTTTTTGTGTGTCTCTTCCAAGAGAACCTCCACACATAGGGCAGTAATAGTCATCGCCCCGTTTTATCAGGTGGTTGCCACAACTGCTACATTTTTTTCCTTTTTCTTGGACAAATTGGTAGTGGCATCTTGGACAATCTTTGACGATCAACAATTCTCGATTAGAATTAAGCTTTGTTATCCAATCTAGCATTTTCCCACCTATATCTCTTTCCATAAGTTTAGAACCTGCGTCTATCAATTTGATTAGCACAGGAACTAAGCCATAAGGTATCCTCAAAAGTACTTCAGTATCTTTCTTTATCATAACTATTCCCCTTGTTCAGAACTAGAAACAGATTGCTCCTTAACATCTGGCTGTTTCTCGCGGGATGGTAAAGAGCAGAAATACCACAGCATCTTGAATCTTTTAATTAAATCTTTGAACAAAAGTTTAATAACAGAAATTCTCACGCTTCCAGGTTCTGTTTCCAATTTCTTCAGAATAGCTACATTTTCCTTATGAATCTGCAGCATAAAACTGGCGCAACAATTCACTGCAGATGATCTCCATGAATGAACACGCCCACAGAATGGGCAACTCTTCTCACCTCTAACCATCCAGTTCGATTCCCCGCATCTACCATTTGCACTCATTGTTTACTCTCCTTTCTTTATTTTATTATTTTCTATCACTCCATCTATAAATCTTCTGAATGTCAACATTCAAAGGAACCGTCAGGTTAATACCTACCTGTTCCAAACTATTAGTCATAATATGTTTTATTCTATCTAAAACTTTGTCTGTAACCTTATCGCACGGTGCTTCGAACAGCAACTCATCATGAATCTGTAGAAGCATTCTTACTCCATACTCGCTAAGCTCCTGGTCGGACTCCAGAGAGATCATACTCATACGAAGTACATCAGCTACACCGGCCTGTGGACCTGTATTCACAGCCTGTCGTTCACCTTCCGCCTTAGTGTTAAACGAACTTGAAAATAGCTCCATAATATCCCTATGACGACCTAGTAATGTATAGAATTTACCGCCATTCTGTTTGACTATATAGGGGATATTTTCAATATACTTATGCAACAAGGGAAATACCTTAAAGTATCTGTCCAAAAGATTTTCTGCTTCTGCCGAAGTTGTGGGTATACCCCCTTCGGTTAGTTCCACAGCTAACCTCTTAGCACTCATCCCATAATTAGTGGCAAGAACCAACCTCTTTATCCTTTCACGCATCGCTTTAGTTATCTTATCTGGTGGAACACCAAACACTTCGGATCCTATAGCAGTGTACACATCTTTTTGCATAACTGATTTTATTAGTGCCGGGTCGCCTGATATATGGGCTATTAGTCTTACCTCAGCCTGACTAAGATCAGCGTCGATAAGACATTTATCTTTGTCGGCAATAAATGCGGAACGAATCTTATATTGGTCCTTCTGTTTTGGAAAGTTTTGTGTATTGGGGTTAGACGCTGAAAGCCTTCCCGTCCTAGCGTTAGTCTGATTAAATGTTGGATACAACCTACCGCCTGTCAGATTTACTTTTTCTATTAAACCCGTCACATAAGTACTAAGTAATTTAGACAATTTCCGGTGTTCCAAAATGCGGTCTACGAGTTTGTACCCTTTACTTGCTAGGTCTTTTAGTACATCTTCATTAGTAGATAAGAACTTACCTCCAGGGGTTTTAGCTGAAGATACAATGCCAAGATCATTAAACAAAAATTTAGCCAACTGTTGGTGCGACCGTAAATTTATAGGTCTTCCAGCCGCAGCGTTTATCTCCTCTTCAATCTGACTTATCTTTTCGTTTAGAGTTTTTCCAAGCTCTACTAAATACTGGACATCTACTTTAATACCCCTACGCTCCATATTAAAAAGAACAAGAGTAAATTTAGATTCTATTTCGCAGTAATAGTCCCAAAGCGTTTTACCTTCCTTAAGTATCCATGGAAAACTTTTTAGTTTATCTCTGAGAATTGGAAAAACGGTCGCTGTCAAAAATGCATCTCTTGATGCGTACTCAAAGCTTAGTTCAAGATCAGACAAAAATGGATTTTTAGGACTAAATATTTTTGCATAAGACTTCTTTCCTTCTCCAAGATACTGTTCAGCAACAGCATCCAAACTGAACTTATCGTTGACACAAATCAACCAAGCCATTACCATCGTATCCCAAATAGGTCCTTTCAGAAAATACCCATGATTAGCCAAAACATGTAAATCATACTTGGCATTATGAAACACCTTGGGAATTTGGGGATCTTCGAGAAGACCCTTAACTACAGGCAGCATCTCAGGTGAAACTACTTGTCTTCTCTCACCGTCGCTGATTGTAACCAGAACAATCTTGTCGAGTAGAGGGGTGTAATCCATTTTTATGGAATCGCCTGTAGTCTCGGTATCTATAGCCAAAAACTCTTTTGGAGTTAATAGCTCAGATTTATCCCTCAGTATTTCCACTTTTGGGAACAACATACCACACACCCTTGGTTAGTATGGAATATCCTCTTCAGACTCTGGAAAGTTTATCGGCAAATCCCCATCTGGCACATTGCTTTTATTATGGACCCCTGGATAAGAAGGCATAGTCCTCTGTGGTGGTTGTGGAGGTGTAGATGGCACACCACCAACTGGTTGCCCGAAGCTGGCGTAGGACGGACCATAATCAGCTGGAGACGCAAACGGATTGGGAATTCCAAGTATACTGGCTTGTTTATCAAGAGAAGGTGGTTTGCACATATTAGCCAAGTCGCTTGGTTTGTTCAATTCATCTAAAAACTCCTTTGGTATTGGCATTACGCTGTTCTCAACCTTGTTAACAACAAGCGTCCAGTAAGATGCCCCAGATTTTCCCAACTGTTTAATCTTTTGGACTTTCAGGTCAACATCATGTATCCCCGCTCTCATTGGATTCTTACATCTTGAAGAACACTCTATAGTCTCTACAGGAACAACTTTTTTCCTACAAGACGGGCATATAGCTGATGTGGCAACAATCCTAGCCAGATCAATAGGTTTAACAAGTGGGAGTTTATCGGGTGGGAAAATATCAGCCTTACACTCAGGACACATCAAAGCTTTCACCCGTATAGCACCAACGCCACATGTCCGGCAGAATAAATTCATTTCAAGATGATGTTGAAAGATTGCTTGCAAGTAAAACGGAGGTAGCTGCCAGACTTTTCTACCTGCCCACACCGGTCTATTGCCTTGATTACATAATGAACATGCTGTTCCGTATCTTGGGTCCGCTGTGCAGTAATATATCTGTTCTCCTTGGATACCCATATCCAGCACATGCATTTTTCTCAAATCAAGTATTTCATACAAAGCTACTTTTCTTGTATTGACCCGCTTATCCCCACGGTTTACAAGATAGCAACCTATACATTTTCCTTCTGGGTCTGACTTCGCAGAGCACGGAAAAGACCTGAATTTACCGTTGATAAACGCTGTGTGCTGTAAGAAACGATACGGAGGAAAAGGCAATATCCTCACGACTGCTTCTTGGTTACTATCCAACCTAAAAAAATTGCCGAACCCTGACGATTCCCCTTCCAACATGTCCTTCACACCGCTAGTAAATGTGTCCATCTTTCTTTCTCCTTTCTCTTTTTATTTAATTATTTAACACAGGATCCAAAATATCCTTAAGTTCAGCCTTACTAAAATCATCTGGCTGTTCTTTAGTCATATTAGGAGTTACCACATCATCAACTATACCATAATTCTGCAAAAATGTGACAATTTTTTTAGAACCATTCCTTCCAGCTGGATTATTATCAAGAAAAAGCACAAATCTATTAGTAAGCGACGACAGAAGATTGGCTTGCTCTTTAGTCATACTGCTACCCATTAGAGCACATGTGTCTTCCCAACCATGTTGTAATAACCACAAACATGCTTTGAAACCTTCCACAATAATTATTTTGGGTTGAATACTGGAATTGTAATACTTTGAGTAAATGTTGTTGAAATTATACAGGTGATGACCCTTATAAAAATTGTAATTTGGGTAGCTCTCTTTTAATATGGAAGTATAAGCCATATATCTAGGTTCGACATCTGAGAAAACTGTCCTTCCAACAATTCCAACTAATTCTCCTTTATAAGAGCGTATAGGAAAAACAACCCGCATGTTTATTCTGTCAAATCCAACTTGATGTTTTATTAAAAGCATCGGATCAAATCCTTTGTCGAGCAGTAGTTTTGGAACTATCCTATACGACGCTAGAATACTTTCTGGTAGAACAAGAAGCTCGTCTTTCTTGATATTTTCAGATGGCGGCAAAATTCTATCCGGGATATGCGTCTCCACCCAATTTAGTTCCTGCAAAAGGTCTTCCCAGAAACCATGAGCTCCACACCTAAAACATATCCATTTTCCAGTCTTAAGAAATATATATAAATGTTTATGCTTTTTATCACCGTGAAAAGGGCATTTGATTACTATGGATTTAGGATGGTGGAAGTCAGTGCCAGAATAACCAAAGTCGTTGACATATGCTCTAACTGTGGCATCCACGAATGTAAATGGTTGAGGAAAAAACATTAGAACTCCGTCTTCTCATCCTTAAAGCTTTCCGCTATACCAGCTACAGATTCTCCGTTGTCACGAAGAGCTTCTGATTCTGTCTGAGCTATGAATTCTTTAGGGTCAAAAGCAACCGGTTTAGGACTTTCAGAAAAATCAGTTGCTATATTAGACCGTACTAAAAAACTTTCAACATCTGTTTCCCTGGCAGCAACTACTAATGCCAATATCTGGTTGCTTGTCTTCGAATGATAAAGACGAAGAAGAATGTCTGCGTCCTGGGCTAAAGATAAGCCATATCCAACATCTTTGAAATGCCTTCCAGCTTCTCCATATCTGTTTGCTTGAGATGTTATGAACACCGGGACATTTAGTTGCATAGCTAGGTCTTTTAGATTTTGGGTAACATTTATGAACGCTCTATGGTCTTTCACTCTATCCTTAGATAATTCGTCATCTAACCTATGAATACCATCTATAAAAATAGCTTTAGGAATCAAAGATTTAGCTGTCTCTCTAATAGATGAAACATTCACCTCTCCAGATTCTGTCCTAGCGTCGCTGATACACAATAAGTCTTTGTGGTCTATAAGCCACTTCGAAGCGTCCTTTACTCGTTGCATCTCAGCTTCGCTCAACGACGCGTAGTTAAATGAAGAGTAATTAACTTTTGCCAAGATGACTAAAAGTCTTCTGAACAGTATCTCAGGATGCATTTCCCTAGAGATAAGTAAAACTTTATTACCTGCCTTCAGCACCTCAGCACAACACACAAGTAACAACCATGTTTTACACATTTTTGGAAGGGCATAAAAAGCGATCAATTCTCCAGGCTTTGCTCCCCTAGTAACTTTAGTAAGTGTGTGCCAAGGATAAGGAAGTCCTATAAGGGTGCCTTCCTGTACCTGCTTATATTCAATCTCAAAATTAGAAATAGCTGAATCTATATTCAAATATTTATTTGCATTTGAATCGAACCGCTTGCGTAATCTGTATATGGTGTCTTCAATCCTAGCACAGGCTTCCCATGGGTTGCTATAAAACTTCTCTTTAAGGCTCTGAAAACAGTAGTTTATATGTGTATGCACTGACCCAGAAATAACTTGCTTTACTACCGCCTCTAATGGATCAGCTGTATTTGTAAACTGAAAATCTGGGAACTTTTCAAGCACAGCCTCGTCAGAAGGCAGACTATTATACTTAGAGTAAAAAAGTTCTATGAATTGGTATACACCTCTTGCTATAGGATCAGAAAAATCGTCTGATGATATTCCAGATGATTTTACATAGGTAAATCCTTGTTCACGGTCTCTCTTAACAAGCTGAGAAAGTAATATCCTTTCCCAATTAGCCATACCACATCATCCCAAAGGTTATTCAGCACTAAACTTAGATTTAACAAATTCCTCTGTTTCTTTAAGCAACGCTTTAATAAACTCAAAGAACTTCTCTGTTGCCTCTGACTCTGTCGGGGTGAACAAAAATGTCTCAGTTACAAAATCATTTATCGTAATCTTGTAGCTAAGCGCTTCAGGAGCCTTCCAATGAATCTCTGTTATTTTAACATCAAGTTTTAAATTCTCAGTCATCGTTTACTCCAACATTGAATAATTCACTAACTGGAGTGATTTCAGATGGTCTGGGCTGAGTTTGAACCGGTATCCTCTGAGCAGCATTATAAGCTTTGCGCCAAATCTTGTTCTGATTCAAAGCCTCAGCGTTAACAATCTTAAATATGTCCTGAAGAGCATCTTGAACCAATTTCCTGGTCTCTTCGCTAATCGGCTTTCCAAGCGGGAACTTTACAGATACACCAATCTTTACCCAATCACCATTTGGCATTTGATGGGTTATCTGCGTGCTCCCGCCAACCCAACAAGGTATTCCTTCCACAACCGTACTCATCTTCTTTTCTTGTCTGTCATAATCTGTAACTTGGTTTCCTCTCCCTGTCACAAAACCAGCCTCAATTGTAATGTCCTCTCTGTTAATATCTCCCGGCATCTTAATCCTCCTTCTTTGTATTTTTATTATCTAGCCTGTTCTACTATACCAGAAGAAATACTGCACGTGTTAGAATATTTCAAATACTTTAGTTCGTGGACAATAAAAAAACCTAAACGAAGGTCTTTGTAAAAATCCTTCGACGCCTGTCCTGGTCCTGATCTAACTATGTGGGCTGGATGCCATGTAGGAAGAACTGGCCATGATCTATTCAACCACTTTCCATCAAATACTCTTCCTCTAACTTTAGCCATTTTGGCTCTTCTTCCAAAAGCATGCATAGGAACCTCGCCAAGAGCGATTACTAGTTTAGGGTTAATCATATTTAATTCAGCATCTAAAAAAGAAGCGCAACTATCTATCTCATCCTGAGAAGGGTCCCTAACCTGACCACGACTTTTGTCCTTCCATGGAGCGCACCTTATAAGATTAGTCAAGTAATATGTAATTTTTGAATAATCGTAATCTGCTTTAATCTCAGCTAATGCGCTTTCAAGGACTCTTCCAGAATCCCCAACAAACGCCGTTCCCTGTTTATTCTCCATAGGTCCTGGCCCTATACCGACGATGACAATATCAGCTGTAGTATCACCTCTCCCTGGGACTTTTAAATCCGCCGTTTTATGTAGAGAACATCTTGTGCAGACAGAAATCTCTCTCAGAATTTCCTGTTCGTTCATCGTATCTTCTCCCCTTTTTCAGATTCTAAACAAAAGCCTGTCAAAAGTCAAATAGAATGATCCAAAACATCATAACCCATTTTTCGCAGATGAACTAACATCTTAGTTGCCAAACTTCTCATAAGTGGGATATTCAAATCTTGAATAACATATATCTCAGGAGACTTTTCGTTTCCGGCAAGCCTCAAAATACGCCCAGCGCTTTGCTGGATACCCCCTGGGTCTGACATTGGATACAATACTACTAGAGTATCAAGATCCGGCTGGTTTAAACCTCTTTTAGCTAATGAGCGTATCCCAAAAATTACTTGCGAATTAGCAAGAAAATCCCGACGCTCATTAGGGTCTATCTCAGCCACGCAAATACCAGACCCTGGGAAGTGCTCGTGTAGTTCGCGGAGTTCTTCTTTTCGCTCACCAAGAACTAATATTTTTCTTCCCCGTGCAACAAGCTCGTTTATTAGTCTAATAACTAATTCTCTTCTTTTAGGACATTTGGACAGGTGAGTATATACCTTTCCATACATTCTAATATTAGTTGGTTCACAATCCATAAACTCCGGATAGTAATTAAAGTTACTAACAATAAACACTTTCGGTGACAACTTATATCCTTCGTGAGAGTAAATTACCCTTCCTAAATGGTATTTATAGACTAAATCCATACCATCTCTTCTTGTAGTAGCCGAGAGACCAAAGCGTTGACCGAAAAATAGATCAGCTGTGCGAATGAAATAGGGGGTCCCAATCACATCTACTTCATCCCATATAATTACTCCATAATATGCCCTCATGTCTTCAGGAATTTCATCTCTGTATTTGGCTAAAGTATGAAGCATAGCTATTGTAATAGGAGATTTGCGAAATTCGCTCTGTTCACCTTGAATAATTGTAGGAGTAATTCCTAAATGCTTCTCAGCTTCCATCGCCCACTGCTTCAATAGGTCTGTGGTATGTACGATAACTAAAGCTGGTAGTTTTTTAGTAGCAATCATTTTTAGAGAAAGCACTGTTTTTCCATACCCACAAGGAATTTTAAGTATACCGCCTGGGCTATTTACCAACGACTCAAACGCTTTTTCCTGAACTTCCGCATATTCAGGAAGAAACTTGATATTATCAGTAAAATCAACTGATTCAAACTTTGGAATATAGTTCAAATAGTCTGGAAAATTTGACAGAGGTAAAAAATTACGGGGAACAAGCACATGAGTATCCAACAAATAATAAAGTTTTACAGGTTGGATATTCTTTCCATAGTAAAAAAAAGTGAGGGAGGTCTGAATAGCAGACATCCGCACTTTTTCGGTCGGGATATAGAGACCTTCTCTAATCGCGACTTTTCCAAAAGGAGGCTTAAGGAGAAACATCAATGATATTATAGTCGATTCAGTTCAAAAAATCAAGGAAACTAATTGCTGTCAAAGAAGTTTTTTATTTCTTCATAGTCTTCGTCGCTTGGTCCAGCATAATATTCTGAATCGACCGGTTCAGAATCACGCCTTGCCAAATACTGCTGAGTTAAAGCAAGACCAATAGGAACGATCTTCCTGGACAAGGCTAAGCCTGCCCCTTGGCTAGCTAAGGCTGCCTTAAGGGCAGACGCCGCAGCACCGATTCCGAACCCGACAAGTGCTGCTACCACTAAACCTTCAAAATCTTCTCTAGTCATTTTTAATCTCCTTTCAATCAAAGCAAAACACGCCCCGTCCTAATTCCGCAAATGACCATGGATCACATTATTTAGGCTAGTTTGATAAACACCCCCTTTCACTAATTGTTATCACATAAAAAATAAGCTTTTTTCAGCTAAAAAAAAGTTCTTCTTTTTTCAACTCAGGTTGGGTGGGGGGGAATGAACATGAACAAGAGGAGGCATTCCCCCCCAACCCAAGTTTAAACCCCTACTTTTCAGCAGGGGATTTTTTGGGCCTACCACGAAGGTAGGACCATGTTACACAAGCCACGATGACCAAGGCTTGTGCAATCGGTATTAATGCCCCATGTTCCAGGGACACCACACCGTATACACACCCACCGATCATGGTGGACGCAATTACTGCCAACGGCAAGTATCTCATTTGATACCTCCTTTCCCTTTTTTGGGTTTATTTAGCCCCCTGGTCTGCTCAATGACCCTCATTGAGTTTCCCCAGAGGATATTTTCCTCTTTCATATGAATTTATACCGAAAAACAATGCTATATTTTCACAGTATTTGGCCTTGTTTTTTGTCAAAAAATATGTAAAAATAGGATTAAATGAAAATAGTCTTTGTAGGCTCTGCAGAATCCGGGTCTGGGTACTATAGGACGTTCCTTCCATTTAAGGAGCTAGGAAAAAAGCATGATACAGTACTTGTATCCTCAATAAGGAACCTGGATGAAGTAAAAGAAAAGCACTCCCCAGACATAATGATATTATATTTCCCATCGGATGAAGTAACTTTCCAATTTGTGAAGAACAATAAGAAGATTTGTGTGTATTCTTTAGATGATAACTTTCTGGCTATACCAAGTAGCAGAGGAAGAACCTACGAAAGATGGAAAAATAAAGGAAAAAAAGCCCTAGAAATAATAAAGGAGTGCCGAGCGGTAATAGTAACAACTAAATACTTAGCTGGAGTAATAAGAGAATACAACAAAAACACAAAGATAGTTCCAAACTTAGTACCAAAAGAGTATTTCGACTATCCTATGGAAGAACCAGATGTTCCTACTATAGGATACGCAGGTGGGATAAATCATATAGAGGATGTAAAACTACTGACTGGGCCAATAAGAAGGCTTCTTAGTGACGAAAAATACAAAAATGTCAACTACGAATTTGTATGCTGTCCTCCTCCGTTCAAACATGAAGCTATAAAACATACACATGGAACGGTAGCCGCTAAATGGTTCCAACTTTTTGCAACAAAGAAATGGACTGTCGGAGTAATACCAATAATCACAAACGAATTTAATAGATGTATATCAAACCTTAAATTACTTGAATACGGTTCTCGTAAGCTGCCTGTAATAGCCACGAATTTTGGCCCTTACGAGGATTCTCCAGCAGTATTAGTCACTAATAGTGCGTCAGACTGGGAGTCGGCAATAAAGAAATTGCTCAACGATAAAGGTCTTAGAAACGACATTGGAGAGGCTTGCAGAAAATATGCCGAAAACTATATACTTGATTGTAAAGTGTGGGAGGAAGCACTGAATGAATAAATCTAAATTGGCAATGTTTGAATGGGAATTGGCGCAAATGAGGGACCACGTTAGAGCTTTTGCCGAAAAAGCTATAACCGAAGTCATACCCGATCATTTTTGGGCTATACCACCTAGTAGTTCAGGAAAACATCATCCAACCTGCACACATAGACTTGGAGGTCTAATAGTGCATACAAAACGTGTTGGGTATGTTGTGCACCAGCTATGCGAGGCTGCACAGAAGTCGCAAGAAGATAAAGAATCTCTATATTGTGCTGCCATACTGCATGACATTGGAAAAAAGGATAAATATGAAAAAGGGACAAACGATTATGAGAGACATCCACTAATCGCTGTAGAATTAATAAAAGAAAAAAGTTCTATCCTGACATCTGCTTATGGAGACGGTGGAAAGGATTTTTTAAATGACGTTTGCAGACTAATAACCTATCACATGGGACCGTGGACCCCTGAAGAATGTAGAAAACCTTTAGATAAATATGATAGTCTTGAACTTATCCTATACTATGCTGACTACCTAGCATCGAGAAAAATGCTTGGGACACCTATAGATGGTATTATAATCCCCGAAGAATTTAGCAAACTTAAAAAACCTGAAGAATGAAGGGAGGATAAATCTTGGCACAAAAATTTCAAACCGTAAGTGCAGAAGCACGCCAATTGGCAGCGTTGGGTCGTTCTGAAGATCGCCTTATTGTATTCCCCTTACCTACAAGATACGCGGTAGTAAACGTAGGTACAGGTAAAGAGGGAAGAATAATCATAAGAACAGATAGAGGCGACCTGGATTACGATGCAGACTATTTCCTTAAGCACCAGCAAGACATATTTCCGTTCTGCGCAGATGTCCTAAGGTTCTTCAATTTAACATCTGGAGGAATATGTATAGCAAGTTATTTTTTGCTAGATTTGAAAGAGCCTCTTCATGGTGCCCCATTTTTTTCAGCACTGGTACAGGCACTTTCTGACTACACGGACAAAAAAGTCACGGTTAGACAAGTTGCTGAAACTTTATATAAAGAAAAAGGAAGTTTCTTAGCTTCTTTGGCCGAAATATCTGCTGGAGAAAGAGGATACATGCTGACAAACACTGGAGAAAAAATCAGCGAGTTTATCCCAGGGTTCCTCACCAAATGGATGGTTATCCCTAACCTATATAAGTTTTGCATACTCCCCGCTAATGTAGATGAATTGTTTGTCAAAGTAAGAATTGGAGATTGGGATGAAATGAAGAATATACTTGACAAAGCTAAAAGCAGTCTTCCTGAGGAAGCCAAAAATTTCTTCGGAAAGTCTATACCTATAGGGTCCTATTTGATGACAGATGAAGCTAAATTCTGGCAATACTTCATAAAGAAAAAACCAAGTTCAGAAGATAAACCATGAGCGAACCAGCAGCTGAAAAACAAGGAATAAAACCTAGCGAGTTCGTAAGCAAACTAATTAGAGTGGATGGCAACCCATGGGAGGGTAAGTGTGGGTTCGACAATTGGCACTATCTTCGTGATGCTTACGATAACCCAGCCAGAAAGATAATATTCAAATGTTCTCGTCAGATCGGTAAAAGCACCACCTTGGGAAACATATTACTAACGCACGCGATACTTGAGCACCCAATAAAAGAGCTTTATGTATCAAGCTCGGATGACAAAGCCAAGGCTTTTGGAAAAGACCGATTAAGGTCTGTAATAGAATATTCTCCAGGACTATCCAGCCTTTTCAAAAACCCCATTCCTATTAGAGATATTGAAACCAGAACAGGTTCTATAATCAGGGTCAGAACAGCTTATACTAGAGGCGATCAGCTAAGAACCTATACTGGAAAAGTTCTGTGTATCGACGAAGCTCAGGAGATACCAGAAGATGCTTTCTTCATAATTGAAGCGTGCACGCTGATGTTCCCTGGGGAGTACAAAATATTTATAGCTGGGACACCTCTGACCCAGTCCAACTATCTTAGTCAGCTATACTCTAAATTCTCTACCGCCTGTGAATGGGTAATGCGGTGCGATGCTTGTGGGCACCACAATTTTCCAACAATAGATATGATAGGAGAAAACGGACCAATCTGCACTAAATGTAAAGGACCAATCGACGTAAGAAAAGGAGAATGGGTAAGAGCCAAAGAAGCTGAATTTGAGGGGTACCATTTTAATCAGCTATTGAACCCAAAGTATGCATTAAATCAGCAGGCATGGCAAGAAATCATTGCAAAGATGAAAAGATGGCCTACTGCTAAGTTCTATAATGAAATACTCGGCGAAGCATACGACTTCGGAACAGGTATACTCACTCTTGATACACTAAAATCGGTATGTGGGTCTTATCAGAAATTGACAGACCCCTCAAAAGCCCCAAAACACACATTAAATATAGCAGGTATAGACTGGGGACCTGGACTAAAGTCCTACACAGTATTAGTAATAATTTGTTGGAATGGAGCAAGATTTGATACCTTATTTGCAAAGCGATATACAGGTATAGAATCTCATCCAGAACTTGCTCTAAATGACCTTGTAAAATGGATCAAAGCATTCAATTGCAAAATAGTAGGTGCTGACTGGGGGTTTGGGTTCAAATGGAATCAAGACCTAATGAAACAGGTTGGAGAAGACAAAGTCCTGCCTATAGCCTATGTAGGTCAATCATCTGAAAAATTCAAATGGGACGCCGAAGGTTATAGACTAGTTACAAATAGGACGATGGCTGTATCTGATACCTACCACCTAATAAAAAACAAGAAAATCAGCTTTTACTCTGCTGACCAGTTCATACCTGAGTTCGGAGATGACCTTACTACCGTGTATATAGAGGAAACTCAACTGCGCACAGGCGAAACCAAATTCAGATATGCCAGAAGCATAGACAAACCGGATGATTTTTTACATGCCCTTACATTCGCCTTAATAGCCGCTCAAAGAGTTGTTTCCATACCTGAATTCTGGCTTCCTGGCAACCCATACTATGCCTTATAAATCAATTATATCCCTCTGAAAAAACAGCCTTAAAAATGATATAAATATGAGAAAGCATGCTACATATCAAGCATGCTTAAAAAAACTAGAAGGAGGACATGAAAAATGGAAAAAGGTGTTGTTGAAAACATTAGAAAAGTATTTGAGAAACAAAACATTGATCTTCTTAGTAAAAAAGCCTATGAATTTATCACACTACATATGGGCTTTATAGCCCACTATGACAGAAATGGATTCTGTTGGAACTATCAAGACCTTAATCGTTTCGCACAGACACTTCTGTCATCAGAGTACTCCGACGATGAGAACTACAATTTGCAGATGGCAGACCAGCATCCTGAAAACGCAGAAACAATACGCGGGATATGTGCAATAGCCAAGAATTATTTGTATCCTTTGTTTTCTTCCAGACAAAATGAGAAAGGAATCGAGAAAAATGCCGACATACAGAGTAACTTACAGAGATGAATTTGAAACCTTAGTTGAAGCTGAAAGTGCAGAGAGTGCTCTTGAGAAATTCAGAGCCGGAAAAGTTAAAGAAATCAAAGTTGTTGGCAACCTATGGAGAGATTTCTTTGAAATAGAAAATGTTGATACAGAAGAAATTGTAAAAGAAAGTGGATGGGACATTACTGAAAAAAAGGAGGAAAGTAAACAATGACTAAGTTTGTTTCATTGGTGCTTACAAAAGAACAGGAACCAAGAATTTATTTCGATAACCCAACCTCACATATAGATACCGCCATAAAAAGGAAACTACCACCAGGAAGCTATGTGGAAGCCACGTGGACAGGCCCAGGAAAAAATAGCATAAAAATAAAATGTGATGACGGTAGAGACGAGTTATATAGATCCTGCATATTAGAAAATTTTGAAAGCTGGGATGCACTGGTCAGCAAAGTTCTGCCTCCAGGAGCTACCATCCAAGGAGACTTAGATTTATCTGGAAGTAAAATAAAGAAGCTTCCAAACGACCTGAAGGTTACCGGCACTTTGCTCCTGCAAGGGACCGCTATAAAAGAGCTTCCAACTGGCCTGGAGGTAGGTTATGAACTAAATTTGTGTGGGACCAAGATAACACGCCTGCCCAAGGATTTGAAAGTAAAAGGACATTTGGATCTATCGAGAAGCAAAATTAAGGAAATACCCAAAGGACTAAAAATTGGTGGCAGTTTATTCTTACAACAGTCTGCCATCAAAAAACTTCCTGAAGGTTTGGAAGTCGGTCTAAGCTTGGACTTACGCAATACAAAAATAACAAAGTTGCCAAAAAATTTGAAGGTCTATGGTGGTATTTATCTAGCAAAAAAACAGAAAAAAGGGAGTCAGTAAGAATGGCCAGAAAAAGAAAAGAAAAAATCACGGAATTAGAATGTATTCTTGATACTTGCCCAAAAAGTAAAGAAAAAGATTGGGTAGACTACAGGGACTGTATAAAATGCGCGTATTTTAGGGGACAAGAAACACCTGGAATAAATAGATGCGCTCACCCAAAAGCCAAAAGAGAAAAAAAGGATGTACGGGAAGCGCGCAGAAGTGTGTTTAAGAAACTTCCCTACATAAACCTGGTTGGTCCTAAACGATATTGAAATCAAAGGAGGTAATAGTGGCTAAGATAAGATGTCCTGAATGTGACAAACTTATAGAAATCAACGACTTAGATTTAACTGTAGCAAAAGTTAATGTTAAAAAAGGAAAACTTAATGCGTTAGAGCCATTCGAAGAATACTATCAAGTTACTGATGTAATATGCCCAGAATGCGGAAGTAATCTTATAGATGAAGAATATATTGGTTTCCACGGGGATATTTCTTTTAAAGACGCCATGACCAACACTTTACTTGGGATCTTTGGGGATAAACACAAAAAGCCATAAATTTTTTATAAAAAGATATATTTTGGGGTAACAAAGTTGTCTAAAATCAAACCTTTCTTCCCTAAAATGTAATAAAAATATAAATCTTGAAAGGAGGAATCGATGCAATCTGAAGAGGAGTGGAAGAAATATAGATGCAAAGAGTGCTCAAAAGTATCAAAAGAAAACGAATTCGAAATACACTATTCAACCATAATAACTTATATAGGCAAAATAGACCACATCGAAGAAGCAGAAGAAGTAGATGCTTTTTATCGAGTGCACAGCATAGTGTGCCCGCATTGTGGCACTATCCTATGGGAAAATAACATGGAAAGCGACGGAGATATTGAGGATTTACGAATGATTTCGAATATCTTTGAAGAACAGCCAGGATATTGGGAACCTGCTTGATGCTTAACTAGGAGGGAGAGTTAATTCCTCCCTCTTTTTTAGCCTTGTCCTCTTGGTGGATAGACTGGCGGTTCAGATGTAGGAATTTGGCCTTGCTCTAATTGTTCTTTTTCTCGTTCGCTCATAGGATTTACAGGAGCTTGTTGCTGCTGTGCTTGTGCATTCTGCATCATGGCAAACTGCTGCCCCCTTGAAACTTCCTGTGTTATCTCAGTCTGCAGTTCCATCTCTTTCTTCTTTATTTTCGCCAACAGCACAAGTTCTTTCTCTTTCTTACGGATCTCCTCTTCAAGGTCAAACCCATTCTCCGCCATAAGAGTTGTAGCCGAAATCAAGCCTTGTCCATACAAGTTACCAGCCATGTTTTTCCTCTGAACATCCTCAGCCATTCTAAACTGGCTTAACTTGACTTCTATCGGGGTCAACCCAGGATAGGCCTTTGCAACCTGTTTAATAACCCAATCTATTAGCTTCTGGTCATATTTCCTAAGAGTTAAAAGGGTATTTTCAAGTATCCTTAAAGAAACATTAGATCCACTCCAAGACAAACCTCCATAAGCCAACTCAAGTGGTGCCCCAGTTGTAGCTATTAATTGTTTCGTCCACTCCTGAATCTCTGGAGTAATATCATACATTTTTCCTTTTCCACCAATCTCACCAGAGCCTATGGGGATAGGTGAAATCATCACCCGCAGAGGATCTAATCTATATCTCTGAAGATTTAATTTTATAGTATCAGACCATTTAGCTAAGTTCATTTCCCCAAGTCCTGGTATACCACCTTGCATATTGGGAAAAACGTAACGGTACACATTAAAGTGGTCTTTCATAATATTTTCCTGAGATTGTAATGCCACTTCCATGTGATGCATTTTTCTAAGTGCAAAATATAAGATTGGGATCCCCCACCCAGGAAATAGTGATGATAATATAGGTGAGCGCATGTGGAAAACTTTGTCAGAATCAAGACGCATACTTTTTCCTTTGACAAGCGCTCTAATATAATCTATCGGAAACCCCATCCAATACTCAAAGTCATCGGGTGTCTTTGGATTTAACAACCTCTGATTTCTTGATGCAGTAACAACATATACGGATGTATCAGCTATATTGTTATATTGAATGTCTATGGTTTTTAGGTCCCACATGATAAGATTAACACGCCCAGGCAGGACAAGCTCTTCTATTATTTTAGCCCCATAGCTACTAGAACACCTAGAACAGGTCATGCGCACGTCGTGGTCGTCCTTTCCTCTTCCGATTACAACCTCAAAATTTGGCTTTGGTGTAGCGATCAATGTTACCTTCTCTCTGCAGTGTGGGCAAATAACAACTTTCCTGGTTTCAAAGTTAGGTGTAAGTATCGTATTCCCATATAGGATATAATTCAAATTGTAGTCACCCAAAACCTCTGGAAAATCAAGCTGATCTAATAATATCTTCTTCCACTCTTTTACTCGTGCTGTAAGTTCAGTATCTGGTGGGAATACTAAATCTGTTATTGGATATTCAGCTAGTTTTTTAAAAACACCCATAATAACATCCAAAGAAGAAAGGCTTTTTTCAATACGTACGAATACATCTTTTATATTTGTTGGCGGAACATATTCTCGTTCCAAAGGAGTTTTCTTTGTATCAGTAGTAGGTAGTAATGATCTGATAATTTCAAGTAGTGTCTGAGAATCAGCCATTGATTAACTCCTTATCCTTATCAATTTTGCGTTTCTTTATGTCCAAATAAAGTTCTATAGAAGCAATCTTCTCCTTTTGAGCAGGTGGCATTATCCCTTTATCTTTCCATATATTTTGAAGAGCCTTACCATAATCGGAAACAAGCTCGTCTAAGTAGGGCTGAACAAAATCTAATGATGGTGGAGCGAAGATGAGACCAAAATCAAACAACGACGCTGCAATATATCGTTTAACCTCGTCCGAGAGACCTTCCTTCCCCATCAGGTAGACAGAATATGAGATTTCTCCTGGACTTGCTTCCTCGATGCGGTCAAAAGAAGGAACACGGTCATTCAACCCAATGGTTACTTTCTCGAACACAAAAAAATCATCTTTAGGAAAATCAGTGGTTTTTAGAGTAACATATGCCTCAAGCTTATTAAGACCGGCCTGATCAAGTTTTATGCCTTGTTCTTCTAATAGCTTCGCACGGTCGTCAGGCGCGAGTGCTTGCCAATCTTTACCAAGTTTCCTTTCACACAACTCTGCAAGCACTGGTGGCTCCAACCTAGAATAAGGAATTTCAACCATTTATAAGCTTTCTTACAAGATATTGTGCCGGCTCAGAAAGTTTTCCGACTTCATTGACATTAAGCATGCTCTTGTATGGGTCTTTAAATAGTTTAGTATTAGCAAGCTTAGACAAAACCTTAGAAGCTTTATCCATCTCTATTGGCTCGCCAGCTATCTTAATAGCATACACATCTTTGATGTAGGTAAAAATAGATTGCCATGGGTCCGGTATCAATGATCCCCAATATCTGTCTCCACCAGTCTCTACATCAAACTTTTCTAGCTCAGCGGCCAGCTTTCTTAAATCTTTTTTATTAAATTCAACAAGAGACGCTAGTTTCTCTTGGTCTTTTGGAGACAGAAAGTTCTTTCGCATCATAACCAATTCTTTCCATTCCGGTCTGATGTCGGTCGGGACAGCCCTTTCAATCTCAGGCGGAACAGAAATACCTGATGCAGATGCCTGCTTGACAAGATTCTCTGCAAAAGTTACTCTGTCCGTCGGACTAAAACGGTCTTCGAATTTCTTAAAATAATCAATAGCTTGCTCAATCTGTTCCTTTGTATCTAATGGATACTTTTGTTTGTCTGGAAGTGCATACATCTTCCGATTCCTCCTATTTAAATTAGTTTCGCACTAAACACTAAAAAAGTCAACTTGAATTACTACTTTCTACCTAGCTCAACGAATGCGAATCCAGACAGCTGGCCTGGGTCAAACTGAAAATCTGTTGAGTATTCCCCCCTTACTCCAGCAGAAATCCTGAATTTTGAACTCCCAAAACGGACCGGAACATACTCCAACTCAACTCTTAACCCTGTAGGGGTAGCCCCACCTCTTAAAACCATTTCATTTGCAAAACTTACTGGAGGTTCCGGGGTAGTTTGTATGTATTTTTTGCACTTGTCTAGGTCTTTTGTGCAGTTCTGTAGCGATGACGTGCATTCTTCAAGACTTTTAGTCCTTGAATTAAGGTCTCCAGATATAGTTTCTGTTACTTTAGGAGGAACCTTCTCTGGATAATAGCAGTCATCTATATCTACAACGATTTTTCCGTCAGCTAATTCAAGATGGAGAGGTAATTTGCAATATTTTGAGCAGTCTGAGCAATTAAAGGATTGTGGTTTCCCAGGTTTAGGCACTACATGACTAGTAGCCTTAGCCTTTTTAAGGTCATCTGCAAGTCTTTTGTTCTCTTCAGCGTATTTTTCAACATCTTGCTTATACTTCTCATTATCTCGCTTATACTGTTCATTGCTCTTTTTCAATTCTTCAGCCACTATCTTGGCTTTTTCTGCTTTTTTAGCGGTGTCATACCACCAAATAGCATTAGCTATGAGTAAAAGAACCCCGGCAATTATAAAAGTTATCTTTAATTTCGTGGACAATTACTCAACCTCAATTATTCGGTTGTTCAAAAGTATCTTTAAGAGCCTTAAGAATGCCCGGTAATTGGTCAAGAAGCACTATACCTAGATATGCCTTATTAGCAATCAGATTAGAACGCAGTTTTTCGACTAATTCTTGGTTGTCTGGGTTATTCAACTGTTCATAAATATAGTCAACAGCATCCTTTGCAATCCCTGACACAACCTCAATAACCTTGAAGACACTAAAAAAGTTTGAGACACCTTCTGCTAGTTTCTTTTCCAGATCCGACATGATACAATACCTCCTTATTTTGATTCTAAGGTAAAATTCAAGAAAATCAAGTGTCTATTTTTGTTATAAATAGTAATGAAAGGAGGTTAAAAGATGGGTTTCACATTTGGGATGTGGAAATGGATAGAAGAAATTTTAGAAACCTCAAGAAAAAGTAAGTAAAAGAAGTAAAAATACTTCCTTTCGTAAAAAATAAAAAACAGGGAAAGTTTCTTTCCCCTTTTTTTAGCCTGCAGCAGCGTTAAAATTATCTTCTTGAATCTAACTTCTGCTCAATCCTGTCAAGTTGCTTCTGCATAGCTGACTGCTTGGCATTTATCGCTTCAAGTTGTGCAGTTAGTTCATTTCTACTGATAAACTTGTCGTATGCTTCTGCACGATTGACATACTGCTCCTGTAGACCTACAAGTTTTCCATAAGCAACTGCCACAGCGATTATTACGAAAACAACATTAATTATTAGTGATACAGTCCAACGTACCCAATCACCATTCCGCTCGGTCATTTTTTACCCTCTATACACCGAAGCCGAGAACATTGCCAGCAACCTTCCTAACAGTATCCATTATACTTATTGTCTCTGTAGGGACTAACTTCATGGCTAAAGGCTGCAGAGTTACATTTTCTTGAATTACTATATTATTAGCATCAACCGCCATACTTGTGCCGGTTACAAAAGCTCTTTCGAAATACACAACTGAACTGGTTTGTTCTGAAGTATTTCTCAGAACTAGCATTATACCAATTGGTTGTGCAAAAAGATCTGAGGCCAATTCAGCAAAAAACTGGTCAGTACCTGGACTTAGGAATACATCATTGCAGAAAAGATCATAATCCTTAAATCTGTCGTACAGAGGCTCTATATCAACAGTGCTTCCATAATTTTTAGGGTTGCGATAATATGCGTACATCAAACGAAGAAGGCTGGCTCCATCATACCACACTTTCCCAAGTTGGATTTGCATAACTCTACGCCCCGTTATGTTGTATGTGGCTTTAGACCCTAATTCGTTTATGATGAATTGCTGAAGGTTAGCTCCAAAACCAAATGTCTGGACAACTCCAAGAGGCATCACAACTGCACTAGCCTTTTGAGGTCCTGTAGAAGCCGAACTATCTGGTAACGCCAAAGATGGTGGTCCGGCACAGATAATCGAGCTCATCCCACTTAAATATACTCCATCCCTACACAAAGGATCCAGTTTATTGAATGTCTGACAAATCCAATTATCAAAATTTAAGGACATTCTCTGTCACCTCCTAAATGATTAAAGTAACGTCAATCCCAACCACAGGCTTTATAGTCTGTATGTTAATCTTCACAACCGCTCTGCTTGGATCTGTTGGGGATTGACCTATCTCAAGAACATTGGCTTTGCCAATAATTCCAGAGGTCATTGCGTCCTCGCAAATTATATGCACAAGAGGAGCTAACTGCGTACTAATAAAAGTAGGTGTCAGTTCCCTTTCCCTCAATAATGGAGTGCAAGCTCTAAGGATCTTGGCAGATATGTAATCAACTTGGCTTGTGCAGTTCTCCTCCAATTTATCGATAGTGCTAGTGTCTGTGGAAATGGCTCTTCCAAGAATTACCGTATCGCCAGCATTGAGCTCTACACATACACCACCATCAAGAACATATCTAAGTGCTGTCTCAGAGAACTCATCGTTAGACCCGACAGCCCCTGAAAATATAGGATTAGGCTTTCCTTGTAAAGTCTTTTCTGGGCGCATAGAGCATCTCTGTGCTGCCCTAATTGCTGCATCATAGTAGCCATTTACCTCTGTTTCAACACCATCGATAGTCATAAGGAATTTGTTAGGATAAAATAGATGAACAGCTAAGTTACTATACCCCTTTCCTATTTCTCCTACAGCCTCCAAAACATCCGTTCGATTAGTAAAATCAGCCCCGGGGTTTTTCAATGACCAAACAGCGTCAACCCAGTTTTGATCAAGAGGGTCGGTCAGAGTAATTGTAAAACCGGAAACAGAATCAACTGCATAGTCCTTGGCAGTGCCACCAGAGCTTAATCGAACCGTAGTAGAGTCGTTGACTTTGGTCTTTATGCTTTCAAGATTTACATCTACTGTCAATGTGCTCTCATCTTTAGTTCCGTTGGCTCTTGCACCTGAAGCCAAGGTTTCATCCGGGTATTTTGTTGGTCTATCCAAACAGGCGAATAGCTTTCTCCATTTTCCGACATCAGGTTGCCGCATGTTATCAACATGGGATACAAAATATCCGATATAGCTTGGGTTAAAAGTAAGGGGGGTAACTGTATAAATGTTGCGTTCATTCTCAAGAATCTCAGCAGCCGCCGCGTAAGATTCTTCGTCCCCATCTATACTGGTGATAACCCCATTGTTCACTGTTAAAACTATGTTCCTCGTCCCAATGGCGTACACTGGTATATTGGCTGCAGACTGCATCAGGTAGGCGGCAAATGCTAAAGGATTACGCAAATCAATTGGACCCAACAGATTCTCAATGTCAGATATAGATTCAACCCAAACTCCTGTACCGTGTTCTCCTGTAATAGTCAGAGACGGACATACAGAAGTTCTCGTGGCCAAATACTGGATATACACATCGACCTTGGCTCCCACATCGAGATCGCCAGCACCTCCTTTAATTGTAACCGAATCAGAAGATGGTGTAAATTCAGTATCGTCCAATTCGTAGTATGTTTTATCTCCGAATAGGAAAAAAACTCGTACAGACTCCGTCAGAACCTCAGCATCTGAATGTATGCTGGGGTATGAAACAACTGTATCATCGGCTGTCCCTACGTACTCACCAGCATAGGCATCCGTATTGAAACCTCCAGTCCTGTTCAAAAAATCAACAATGTAAACACAAGGACCTACAATGGCTGGAACCCTAAGAGGCCTATAGCTCGGTGGGGTTACACTTTCGTACTGTTGAGTTACCGTTACTTTCGGAAAGTCTAACATTATTCTTCCTCCACTTTAATATCGTTAAAATCATGAGGAGGAATATTATAACCAGTAATAGGTTCTCCTTCCTCCTCTCGTGCAAGAGTATCCTTAAGATTCGGATTTCTTGCTAACCATTGATCAACTATAGCCAATTGAAAAGTTGTAACACATGCATAGTAAGGGGGAACACCCTCTTGACTACCAGACTGGACTGGACTCAAAGATTCATTAAAAATCGCATGACAATGTGCAAGTAAAAATTCCTTCCATATACGAATAGCGCTTCTAATTGTGCATGCCAGCAGTTCAGCTTCAAGATAGCTGCGAGACCTGACTTCTATCCAGATAGGAATGATCTCGATGTTGGAAAACAGATTCGCTCCCTTAGCCGGAACAGCTACCATGTTTCCAGCTGCTGGATAACTAGCCACCGTATCTCTCCCAACGATAACTTGAGGAGACCTAGCCAGTTCTGGTTTGGCATCAACAAAGCAATCGTGAATCTGGATCTGAGTAACATTTGGATCCGGGTGATACAAATAATCCCCATCAGTCCGGTTGCCAAAGAACCAGCGTAAAAAAGAAAGGACTAACTTACGCGCAAAAATAGCAGGAGGACTGACATCATTCCTTAGCTCAGGAAGTTTAGCCAGTTTGGCAAAGTCACGGCCTTTTGGCAGGACTTCCGTCATTCAGTCTCCTTTTTAGTTCCCTTCCCTCTAGCTGCGCGCATTGCAGCCATTCGTCTTAATAGCTCTTCTCTTGCTGCTGCGGCTCTCTCAGCTTTCTCCCTAGACATCCTGCTCAATAGTTCATGGTTAAGTCTACCAGCAGGATTCGTCACCTCTGAAGATCCAGGCTGAACATTTCTATTTTTAGCTGCACGCATTGCGGCCATCCTTTTCAACATTTCTTGTCTCGCTTTCTCAGCCGGGGTCATTTCCTCTTCGTTTTCTTCCTCATCTTCTCCAGAATCTGCTTTTTTAGCCATAATCCTTGAGTAAAGCCCAGGATATTTATTCTTTATGGCTCTTAATACTTTAGCTTTTTCTTCAGGAGTTCCAAAAGCATTAACCCTTGCCCAGGCATTCCTCGCATGAGCCTCATCAGGCATTGGATAACTGCCTGGCCCAGGAGCCTTTTCAGGGATAGCAAAATCGCTCTTGGGAATTTCTTTACGCTCTTGATAAGACAATCTGGCGGCTATCTTAGAGAGTAATTCAGGGTAGTGCTCCTGAATACGTTTAGCTAAAGCCTCGATCATAGCATCTCTAGCTTCAGCTGCTTTGGTTAATCCACTGAAAAATCCTAGTTCTTTTAGCCTGGCTACCATGGCCTGAGCGGCTATTGCTTGGGTAAATTCGTCCATTAGTGTTCCTCCTATGCAATAAGATTACTCCAAAATAGTCCTATTGAAAACATCAGACTAATTATTGTAATTACTAATTTTTTAGACTAATTAGCACTAATCAGGTAAAAAACACAGCTTTCTTTTCCTTCCGATTCTGCGAAGTCTTCTTAGTGCACGGGTTTCTATTTGTCTAATACGCTCCCGAGTAACACTAAAGTTCTGACCTAGCTCTTTAAGGGTATGCTCTTCGTCATCCAAACCAAATCGCATACGCAAAATCTGCTGCTCCCTAGGGGTTAAAAAAGAAAATAATTTGTCAATCTGCTTTCTCAAATCGTCTTCAAGAACTTTACTCATCGGACTAGGAATATTGACATCAGGGATTAAGCCACCAACCGTATTTTCCCCATCTCCTATGGGAGTGTCGAGACTAATTGGGTCTTTTGTTACATCTAACATCTTTGCTATTTTAGTCGGTGATTCGTCCAAATGATTGGCCAACTCTGTGACAGTAGGCTCTCTATTCAAAAAAGATGTTAATTCGGAAGAAGCGGATGCGATTTTTGTTAGCATCTCTGTCACATGCACAGGTAGTCTAATAGTCCTCGATTGATCGGCTATAGCCCTTGTGATAGCCTGTTTAATCCACCATGTGGCATAAGTAGAAAATCTATATCCTTTCCAGCACTCAAACTTATCAACCGCCCTCATAAGCCCTATATTTCCTTCCTGAATCAAATCAAGGAACGAAATGGCTTTTCCGGCATAGTGTTTGGCTACACTTACTACGAGCCTAAGATTAGATTTTGTCAAATCCTCTGTGAGCTTTTGCTCTTTTGCCCAAGCACTTTTTATTTTTTCTACAATCTCAGACGAAGCATCAAGACTTAGACCAAGTTCTTCCTCTATTCTTCTGATTTCCTTATGACAATTTACAATGGTTCTCTTGGCCTTGCCAAACACACCGTCAGATTGATTAAACCCAAGTCTGACGATGTCTGCAGCTGTCGCATCAAACATGTTCTCAATCTGTCTAATTCTATCGGTAAGTTTTTTACCTTGTTCTATAAGGTTTTCAATCTGTCTTAAAATGTCTTGTTTCTGTTGAAAGGTCAGGCCAAGTTCTTGGATAAGCTTAAACTCTTGCTCATTTAGTTCTTTCCATCTGTCGTTGTCTACGCTTAAACCATCAAGTTCGTTTTCCAATCTAATTAGTTGGTCTATAATAGAAAAAATCTCACTTCTATTCTGACTAGAGTCAAGTTCAAGACAAGATTCTTCTTCCATACAATCTTGATCGGTTTCTCTAAGACTTTGACCCCAGCTAATTAGTTCCGAAAATGCTTTCCTATGTAAAAAAAGGAGACGGGTAATGGTCTCCTTTATCTCCCCTATTTGTTCAGCCAAGTCAAATTCACTTACCCTATCCAATAGCGGATGAGAACCTATGTCCTTTAGATACCGTTTTACAAGGTCAACTGAGTTGTCAACTTGATAGACCGCCTCTTCCTCAATAGGTTCAGTTTCTTGGCTGGCTAAATCAATTTCGTGGAATCCAAAGGCTTGGTCATCAAAACCATCTCCACCGTCTCCTAAGCCACTCATCTTCGTTTCCTCCCTCTTTTTTTATTTTTTAATAGGATAACTTAAGTTAAAACAATTTCAACTTCTTTAGTTTCAATAGGGACGTCTTTTGTTTCACCTGTTTTAGGATCATGATATTCTGCTTCTGCGTCACCCAACGTGCAATCATGTGTGCATTTACTTGTCAGTTCGGAATCAGGGACCAAGAAACGATAGCCACAATCATCTTCCTGCCATACTTCTGATTCACCACAAAAAGGACATGTAACGACAAAAAACTTGACTTTGACTTTCATCCTCTTCTCCTTTCGGCGTTGGAAAATTTTCTCAAAATTATCCACTCATAAAGAAGATAATTACGAAATTTAAAATGTCAAGTCAACCGACTATCAAACCAGGGGCTGGATGGGACTAACGAACTTTCCCAACCAGCCCCTTGAACAGATAGTTCAAATCATTTCAAAAACGCTTTTCAGCGCCGCATCCAAAGGAGCGGCTATTTTTAGTTTCTTCAACATCTCCGCCTTCTTATCAGCAAGGAATTCTCCAAATTCCAACACGCTATCAAAGTAGAAATCCCAAGCTTTGTAACATTCTCGCACAATTACAATGTTCCCATAGGTTACTATGACATTGCTGGGGTCTTGATGACTTGGGATGATGTGTATGAAAAAATCATCAAGGTTTGTTTCATCCCCTATCTTTTTTGTTAGAAAATAGAAAGGCCAATAAAGCATAGAAGCCACATACTCGTTCAAATCCTCGCTATCTACCCATTTAATAGGAACCGCGGTTTCCCGACGGATTAAATAGTGGGCTGCAGCATAGCCTTTCGTATTATAAAGATCTATAAATTCCTTAGCTTCATCAGCTAGTTTTATTAGCTCCTTATGACCAATACTGCACGCGACCTTACCTTTCTTCCAAGATTCTCTCCTCAGTGTCCATAGACTTACCCCATATTTGTACATAAAATTTGAACCTTTTGTACATGTTGGGATATGGGTAGGAACAGACCCAAATGCTTTCTTTAGAGCCTTCCGTTGTCCCGGATCAATTCTTCTTGGAACAGGAGTAAAACAATCTGTTCCGCAGAACTTGCACACCGGGCGTTGTCTATTATAGGTAACGTGGATACGCGACATGTTATTCCTCCTTAAGCCGCCTCTATCTTGAAATACGGAGTGCACGCTTTTGGTTCAGTTCTGTCTACAATCTCTTTGGCTACAGCAGCACCGACATACTGAACAAACAGAGATTTCCAATCTATCTCCTTCCGCTTAGGAACAACTAACCTGGCGGTAAGAGACCCCCTCTCAATTTTAGCTCCATTCAAAAGAAGTTTTAAAATTCTCTTCTTCTGTTTGGATATAAGTGTGTCGAGGTTTTCCCTCTCAGCCTCAAGAGCTCTTATAAAACGAAGAGACTCCTGAGAAATGAATCTGGTCTTCTCTGGTAATTCTACATTTGACAAAGTCGACCCACCAGCTTCATAAGCATCTACAACCTGCTTCTGTAGTTTTGATAGTTTGGCTTCCAATTCAAGAATGTTGTTATAAGTTTGATGTATTTCACTGATAACACTTGAATCAATAGCTACATTAGACTTGTTTTGCATAACTCGATAACCTCCTTTTTTTGGTTTGGTATTTTCAGAGTATTAACTCTGGTTCTTCTTTTTCTTCTTTATTTTGGCTGTAACGAATTACTACCGGTTCTTTTTTCTTTGACTTATAGATTTCTTTAACCTTATTCAGATCAATTACTAATGGATGAGAACTAATTTCCTTGAGGACTTCCTTTATCTGCTCAGGAGACTTCGGAAGTTCTGGGAAGATATAATTGAAAATCTTCGGAATATTATCCTGCAGTTTAGTCGGGTTGTTTATACCAGAGACTAATGCAATTATTTTGTCTACCTCAAATAGATACTCAACCCTTTTTGCTATAGCCGCCAACTCAAGTTCTGTTGAGTTAATTGGTTGGCTTAATTTATCATACCAGACTAAGAGGTAGAACCGGTTGGCGGGGATGCGAAAAAATTTATGAACGAATCCTTTAGTTGTTTTACAATTTCTTCTGACATCCACGCCGCAAGCATTGACAAAAGTACCACTATTTCATTAGGTAAGCTCTTTATCAATTTTAGCTTGGCTTCGAGATACTCTTTCCATTTTGCGGTGTCGTTGATTGAAACCTCTGGCACATTCAGGAACTCAACTCCTTTTAGTTTTATAGACCTTACTGACGCCGCAAGGTTGTAATCAACTAATATAGATGCTGTATCACAGGGTACCCCGCCTCTTGAGTGATAGACCTCAAAAGGAATATCACTAATTATGGAGCTTTCCTTTCTCTCTAATGATTTAAGTTCCACTGTTAGATCTTCACCAATACTAAATCGATAAGTAACATACCCCTGTCGGATGAAATCCACAAAATTTATCTTTGGAAAACCCTCAATAAATTTAGAGTGGATCGCAGAGGTTGCAAAAGGATTTGGAAATAAATCAGCTACTTCCAACTGTGTTTGTGATTTTTGCTCTTCCTGTTGTTTAGTCTCGGTATTTTCAGTTTCTTTCTTTTCTTCCATTTAAAATTCTCCTTTCTTCACTAATAATAGCGCATAAATGCACAAAAAGCAAAAATAAAATTTCTTACATCTTGACGGGCACTATTTTTTATTGTAGAACTTTAATTCGTTAGGAGAAATCAAAATGTCCACAGAATACTTATTATTTACATCATCTAATTGTCCGGCATGCGTAGAAGCAAAAAACATACTCAAGCGCAATGGAGTAAAGTTCAAAGAATGCGACGTTGAAAACGGGGGAGCCGACATAGCAAGGCGATACTCAATCTATTCCGTCCCCTCTCTTTTGGTGCTCAAAAACGGATCACCTGACGAGCTTATTGTCGGAGTTCAATCAAGACTTAAAGAACTCAGTTAGACTTTTTTTCGGCTCTGTTTATCAGGGGATTTATCAAGAACTCGCCTTCTGTCGGCCCTCTGTTTGCTGAGTGTAGAAGAACGCTCTTTGGAAAGAGCTTTGGATAGTTCTGTAGTATGCTTATTCCTGGCTCTTTCCCAACCACTCATTATGGATTTAAGTTCGTTCTCCAATAGAAATTTTATGTCTTCAGATAGTTCACCAGAAATAGAGACAGCGCAGCTTCTACAAATAGCCTTAGATACAGCAACTCTGTTAATCTTTAATCCTGCCACAGAAAGATTACTCAAAAAAATCTCAACCTCAAAATCTCCTTTCACCAATAAACTTCTACCTCCACAGTTTGTGCAGATACTTGACACTAAAACCTCCTTTCTTTCTTTTGATTTTTGGCCAACAGTGTCAAAATAGACACGGTTGAGCATTCAACACTTTTATACCAAGATTTAGTGAATTCTTTCATGTTTCAAATATTTGACCTTTTGACAATTTTATGATATTTTCTATGATAATGAAACCGCCACTTAAAACAAACTATGTTGATGACTTTCAAACACCACCAGAAGCTTTAGAGCCTCTCTATCCATTTCTTAAGCCTGGCTCTACAATCTGGGAGTGCGCCTGTGGCAAAGGGTACCTGGTCAAAGCGCTTCAGGAAAGAGGATACAAAGTCATAGGAACCGACATACTTACTGGGGTTGACTTTCTGAAAACCGATATGCCAGAAGCCGACTACATTGTTACAAATCCGCCATATAGCCTAAAACAGCAGTTTCTTGAAAGATGCTATGAACTAAAAAAGCCTTTTGCGCTATTACTTCCACTAACCACGTTTGAGACAGCTAAAAGACAAAGATTGTTCAAACAATACGGACTGGAAGTAATTTTCTTTGATAAAAGAATAAACTTTGAAACTCCTAATAAAATAGGAAAAAGCTCAAGCTGGTTCGCAACAGCTTGGTTCACTAATTGGATGAACATAGGTAGAGCTTTTACTTTTGTAAGTCTAAAGTCTAATGAGTGAGGTAATAAATGTATTTACTAAATCTTGCGCTTATACCACCAGTAATAGAACCTAGGAAGCCTGGGCATTTCTCTGGGAGCATACTAATAATTGCAAGTGAGATGGATAAACAGCTATGTCAACAACAGGAACTATCTCTAACCTCTGGATATTTTGATATGAACAACTCTTGGGTGTTCAATAACCTGCCATTTGAATACATAGCCGACAAGTTCATTAAAATGTTCAAAGATGACCCTATAAATACTATGGCAGAAATAGAGGTACACATCTACAAAAAAGATAAGACTCTACTAATGATAAAACGACTAAGTCGAAAAGAAATGCTCGAGTTCGTTGACAAGCCTGTTAGTCTATTTAGACCTGTAGTAGAAGACCTCAAATGCTATGGCCTATGGAAAGACTAAAAAATTAGTTCAATAGCATTAAATAGTGCAGTAAAATAAAAAGTATGTATGATTCTAACTATGTAAGCCAGCTAATTAGTGCACAACAGGTAGCTATGGCCAACAATATAAACCTTAGCAGGGCACTAGCTACCGGTGAGCAAGCTAATGTTCAACAGCCGCAGTTCATTACTCCATTATCTGGTGGCTGGAGTATGGTCTCTGCTCCTGGGGCCTGGCCTACACCGGTAATTACTAATCCAATATCTTATGCTGCAAGACAAGCTGTTGGAGGAGTAGTATCTCAAATACCAGGGGTTGGTCCTATGGCAGCTATGGCGATACAACAAACTCCATACATATCTAATCCAGCGATAGAAGAAGCCAGAGAAGAGATAATAAGGAATGCCAGAGAATTTGCTGGTATGGGGCTAATGAAAACAGGAGTTTCGGCTGCTACAACGGTCTGGGATTGGGGGGTAGCGATGCCTGCTGCCTCCATCTTCACCAAAGGTCTTGTAGGTACTGGTGTAATGGCTGCTCTTGCAGAAGGATCTTTTGGAACCGCAGCTCTCGCCAGCTTAGTGTGGGGAGGTGCATATGCTGCTCTTGCAGCCCCAGCTATGTTCGTTGGAAGCGCTGCCAAAAGAGCCTACAGAGAAGAACAAGAAATGACCTTAATGCAAGAATTCATCACCGGTCAAGAACTGAGACGCGGTGGGACTATACCAGCAAGAGGTGTAATACAACAAGCATTTGAAAAAATGACACAAATCCATCGTACAACCGGTATACCTATGCAAGACATTGAAAGTGTGGTTGCAGAAGCATATAGAGGTGGTGCATTAAGAAATATACAGAACATAGACGATTTCAACAGAGAAATGACCGCACTGGTTCAAGATGTAGACAAAATAGCTAGAGTTTTAATGACAACTAGAGAGGAAGCAACTAGAATGATTAATTCTTTGATGGCTGGAGGTCTAAAAAGACAAGGTGCAGCATCCACCCTGCTTGCAACTGGAGCCACAGCAAAAGCTTTTGGAGTTGGTCCAGAAGAGCTAGAAGGAATAAAATACCTACTAGGGCAGGCTCTCCCATCAGGAGGTGCTCCAGGAAGAGAATTCGCCACCCAAACATTTACTCCACTGATGGCTGGTATGACAGATCAGGCTAAGTTGACTTTTGCCACACTGTTGGCTCAAGCAAGTGTACTTACTCCTCAATTGGGAATACTAAACGATAAGCAAATGGAACTGCTTAGAAACGGTCAACTGCGGATGCAGGATATTCTAGCAAGAACGCCAAAAACATACGAAGAGATGGTCAAATCATCTCAACGAGCTACGGATCCGAGAAATGAGCTTGGTTTAGTTTACAGTCTTGCCAGAGCTTATGGGAGAAATGGGGATTTGTGGTCTGGGTTTTATAACTTAACTCAGCTAATATTGGGTAGAACCCCTACGCTAGAAGAAGTAAACACAACAATAGCTCCTTTGGCTGCACTTGGAACGACCCCAGGCGGTATAGAAGAGTTATACAAAGCTATACGAAGTCAGCAAATAATACAACTAGCTAAGCCAGGAAAGACTATGAGCGAGTACTATGGAGAAATGTGGCGAAACTACAAGCAAGATCCATATAGCACTGTAGGTTTCTGGACCAGGCAGTACGATAAACTCACCAGATGGTTTAGCGGAGAAGGTGAATGGTTCAACTATTATTTTCAAAATATTCTTCCATGGCGCCGAGAAAAACAGATTGAGCTTTTTCCAGGAACCGAAAAGAGTCCAGCTTTTCTACTGGCAAATCCTATATCACCTAGCATTGCCCAAAATTTTTTAAACCACCTGGAACAAAAACTGCATAATATGGGAATTCAGCATTTGACTAGATCAGTAATTACAGACGCCGACAAGGGAGGAGCTATTGCTCTTAAACTCCTTGGTGAGTATGCTCAAAAACTTTCCGACCCGAACGTTAAGTTAGATAAAAGTAAGGAAAGAAAACAACTGTTGGCTAAGTTAAACGAAATAGACAATCGAGTAGATTGGCCAGACGAACTTTCGAAGATAGAAAAAAACCCAAGCAAGTTCACAGAACTTAACACCTTATGGAATTTATATCTTGAGACCCAAGCTGGGCTACAAAAGAGCACTGTCGTCCAAACTGCAGTACAATCTCGAATAGTTAAAGCGACTGAAGGGCTAAAAGAAGAACAGAAAACCAAATATCAGACCGCATTACTCCAAGCTGCTGAAAGCCCTTCGTGGGCGAATCTCAAGGAGCTAGCCACGGTTCCCGAAGATATAATCAAAAAAGTCTTTGGTAAAGAATATTATAAGGGTATGAGTCCAGAAGAATTTAATGCCCTCGTTGTGAAATCCGCAGGAGTAAAACTAAAAGGAGCAGCCTATCCAAGCAAATTAGGAGAGGGCGCAACACAGGTCTATTCAAATGAGGCGCAAATAGATGCACAGAACTTAACAATCAACGCACAGAAGATCGAACTGGTCTTGGGCAAAGATAGTAATATTCTAAACCTCATCAACCGAATCCGATATGGGGAGGGAGAAAATAAAAAATGAAAGAAAAGTATAAAGTCACATTAGCAAATCAAGAAGTTACTTTTGAAGTTGGGCATCTTACTATATATGATCTAATAGTATTCCGAGCAATAGAACAACTTACGATCCATCTATACGGAGTTCCCGAGCCAGAAAGAACAAAATGGAATGTTCAATATTTTATCAGGAGGTAAAAATGCCGAACATCACAGCTGACAAAGTTATAGCAGCATTGAATTTTGTCTATGATTGTATAGGGCCAAGTGGTACTGCCAAAACTATTCAATTCTATGAAAAAAACAAAGACAAAATTCCCCAAGAACAAATAAAAGCCGGATGTGACTACCCAAATGCCAAAATTGTTTGTGAAAGAATGTTCAAATTTATCATAACCGAACCATTTCTAAAATGCTACCTTTTTAGCCCATACCCTATAATAGTATATACAAGGTATAACTTTGTCGGACCGGTAAATAAAAGTTCGGCTACAGTGATTTTCGCACCGGTGAAAAACAGAACTTACTATGTCTGGTTATGGTCCGATACTAACCCACAAGGGGACATAAAATGGGAATCAGAGATGTTTAAAGCAGCCATGACACTAGGAGAGTTTAAAGGATATAATTTTAAACAACCATCGAAAATATTCCAAACCTTATGGGACGCTGCAGCAGGGGGTAACCCAAAAACCGATTTCTTTCCATCAGATATAGAGGATCGGATGGATGCTTTGTCGTCATACGGATACTCTTTTGTGGACGGTGTTTACAAATTAAATATAAGTTTTACAAAACGGGATCTAGGTCACTTCATACTAAAAAGCAAAACTCTGGAGACTATAGAAGGGCAAATATCAGGTCTCACAAGAATACCTATCTGTAATGCAACAAAAGATGATAAAAAAATAAATCTTGGATGGGACACGTTTCAATTTTTCGAGTGGGAAGACATATGTTTACCTGGGGTATCTTTAGGTGGAAAAAAAGGAGTAAAAGGAGCCAAAGAAGTCTTAGAACTAGCTGAGCTATCCATTGTCTCCCCCTGCGCTGGGGCTATGGTCTATGTATGGCCAGATCCTTGGGTATGGAAACACACACTACGTGCAGAAGCATTTAATCCACCAATGTGGTATAGACCTACAGTTGGTTATCAACGTAAACAAAATACCCCAGCATATATTCAGATATACCAACTTAATTCTGTAACATTGGAAGAAGCTATAAAACTAGAGAATCTTCGTCAACAGTACAGGTCAGAAAGGAAAAACGAAAAGCCAACTGAGTGGTCAACATATGTTAAAGGAGCACGCCCTACATTAGTAAAAGATGCGCTATTTCAAATCAATCAGACATTGAGCAAACAAACTTATTTCTACACAGACTTTATGATGACAGAAATTGTCTATGGACAAGAAGAGGTAATGCAGTATGTTCCAACTAAACAAGGAAGGATATTATTCTTCGGTAAAGGTCCTATGACCTTACAGGTAACGGGGTTACTAATGAACACGGAAGATTTTCCGTGGAAAGATGAATTCCTGAAGAACTATAGACAGAATCTTGGTGGTAGTGACCTTGCAAAGGCTGGAAGAGTGGCTGCGTTCGTTTATGACAACTGGGCCCATCTTGGATATATCACAGCAATACAGATGCATGAAAGTGCCGATCGTGAAGATGCTGTTCTGTTCTCTTTCGTATTCATGGCAATTTTAGTCATAGAGCTTCCAAACAAAGTATATCCAGGCAAAGGACAAAAAGAACTTGAAGAAAGAAGAAAAGCTAGACTACAAATGGAAGATATTACCGGAAAAGAGCAGCACACTCCGTCAATACAAATAGAATATGCTCCTTTAATTGACCTACTTCTAAAGAAAATATTCCCTGGTCTTGGCCAAGACGCGATTCACAAGATAGGTGACCTAATCAGACTCACAGGCAAAGGCGCTCCTTTTCCATTCATAGGCATGACCGCAGTAAGTGACCTTATGCCAAGAGGAAGTGCTCTTGAGAAATCTTTGGCACCTTTTGATTTTGATGTACTAAGTAGTATAGGATATGGTATGCTAAGATAGGAGGAAAAAACATTGGAAGACCCGGAAAGACTAACTCAGGCTATTCTCAAACTTATAGAAGACAATGATACCAGAGCATTAATAAAGTTCTTAGAGCTAGACATTGCCGAAAGTATCAAAACCTCTGTTTCAAACATCGTCTCCTGCAAGGATAGTGATAAAGATAAAAAACATCTTGCTGAACTAATAAGAAACGAAGTTATATCCCATCCTGAAAGGTACGAAAAAAAGACAGAAGAAATACTATCACTTCTTGATAAAGGAAGTATAATTGATCATCTCGTAATAATAAAAGAGCCATCATGGGGTGTTGCTTTGGCGACCATTTTGATGCTAATAATGATAATTTTTATCCAGTGGTGTACAAGATGACAAACTATACAAGAGGTGAATATTTTGAACATACTGTATACCTTGAAGGTCTGCGGATAGCAGATAATGGGTGCACCATAGCTTATGGACTAAATCAGCCTGCAAGTGCGCTAATAAACGTAGATCCTCTTCCAGAATTCGAGCGCATACCTGCAAGGTCGCTCGTAGTAATAACAGTTCCTGATTTTTTATCTCCAACATTAGAAAGACCAATATTCATGGGAGAAGTAGTTGAAAGCAGCTATTCTCACACCCGTGCTGAAAGAACGATAACCATACATTGTATGGATTTAAGTCATTACTTTGATTTTTTAGAACTTTACTCGCTAATAATTGAAAACCCACTATCGTTTGCAGACAAATATGTAGACTTATCAGGAAGAGCCACCTATATTTGGAGCGGAGGGGCGTCACCAACGAGTCTGTCTGGGCATCTAGCTGCGATATTCAAAAATAGATCTTTGTTTTTGGGAATACACGATCTTCTTGAGGAACTAATAAATGGGTCGCATACATTTTTTAGGTGTATGAGCTACCTGCGTAGACTACCAGATCTGGTAGCAGCGAATCAAGATGATACCCCAGAAAAGGCCTATGGTAAAGACTATGTGCAACATCTACTTGACCTAGATTCAGACCTTAAATCCGGCAAAGTCGTTAGCTACCGCCAAATCATAAACACGCTTTTTGGGTTTCTTGGCTATATGTGGATAGTAAACCCATCTCCAGCATTTATAGATATTAAACACACAAAAGGAGGAAAAGAAGAAAAAAGCTGGAGAGGTTTGACTAATATAATGTTTTTCCCAGCAGGAGCGTTCACCAGTCCACCCACGTGCAACATCATTTGGCCTGACTATATTCTAAGCTTAACACACAGAGAGACTAGACTACCTCTAACCAGATATACACTTGTGATGCCTAAAACTTTGACAAGAAGAGATACTGTTTTTCCAAGAGTAAACGTACCTAATGTGTTAGCACTATTAGAGGACAAAAGTAAGGCAAGTAAAGACATCCTTAAATGGTTGCATGAACTGATTCTGCCGAGTGAAGTGTTTTGCGGACCTATGTATAAGCTCGATGGTCTTAATATATCTTCTAGGCCTATTGCCAAAGTCTTGGGTGAAAACGAAACACAGTTCGCTAGATTCCAGGCGGTTCGTAACTATTTATTGAATAGGTTTGCAGGGCAAATGACCGTTACATTAAGGGGGATATACCCTTACATTGTTCCAGGACTTCCAGCTGTCGTAGTGGATGATCTAGGAAACGGTAAAAGAAAGATAGTTTTCGGAACAGTGGCACAACTAACCTACACTATGGGAAAGGGAAGCGTTCTAACTGAAGTAGTATTAGTCAATACCTATACTCCAGATGAAGACCCGGCTGCAGGAGCACCTACAAGCTATACCAGACAAACAACTAAAAGGCTTGACATGAGTAATCTAAACGCCCCAAGCGAAAAGGAAGAGTTCAGAGAGCCTCTAACAGAAGACAGTATGTTTGGGCTATCCTTTTCTCCGGATAAAGTAACAAAAGTCTATCAAAAACTGCTTGGGTGCAAATCGCTAAATGACTTTCTCAATTTGAGCGAAAATACTACAACTACTGAAACAAACAAAAATGCTTCCAAAGAAAAAGGCAAAAAGACAACCACAAAAACAGAAGAAAAAACTGCCGAAGAAACAAAAGAAATGCCACTTGTAGCAGCTAAAAGAGCTTTGGAAAAGTTAGACATAACAGAAGGAGTTAAATTGGCTTCATCATGGCGCCCCGGTATAACTTGGGAAGAATTAAAAGATTTTATGAGGTTAGGAGACAAAGTAGACCCATGGATAGAGATAGAGAAGAAAATAAACAGGCCAGTTCCTCAGTATCTGAAGACAGCAGTAAACTACCGCAGGGATTGGGCCAAACTTCTGACTATTCTGTCGAATCAGATGCAGGCGTTCAAAGGATAATAGACCTACCCAAAAACACCAAAATTACTCTAAGCACAACGACACATGGAAATGGAGAAAGGCTAGACTTCCTTAAACGCAATATAGAGTCATTAGACAATCAAATCTATCAAAACTGGGTCCAATACATAGTAATAGACCACTCTCCTCCTGAAGTGGTAGCTAAAATAGTAGAGTTGGTCAAAAAAAGCAAGTATCCGCATAGAAGAAGGGTAATAGCTCTGTCTGGGTGGAGACCTACAGGAATGTGGGGTAAATACTCTCACACCGTAGCAATACTCAAATGTAAAACAGAGCTATTCGCATTCTATTGCGACGATAACTTTTATGCCCCTAATCACCTAGCGGATCTAATAGCCAAACAAGCAGAACAAGATTATGACATAACATTCTCCTTTGGAGTTTCTACTAGAAATAAAAACTACTTTGTCTTGCGCAGATTCTGTTTGGGAGGCATAGACCTTGGTCAACCAATATTTCATATAAAATGTTTTGACAATATAATGTGCCTTCCAAGTAACTCTGTAAATAATTATGACTGGGACTGGCACATGATTAACAGGATAGCTGTATCAGGAGCATCCATAGGATGGGTAGGAAAAACTACATTCTTTTTTGGTAAAAATATCAAAGAGACCGCTTGGCAAAAAGTAGTGGAAGTCTGGAAAGACTATTCACCAACACAAAGCCAAATAACCGAATTGGAACGAGATTTGGAAAAATACCCAAGAACCGGACTCATACGTCCAAGAAAGGAGGATAAGAATGAAAACGAAGATGAATCCGAAGGGTAAAAAAGTAAAATGTTTGGTTGTTGTAAGAGGCGACAAAATTGTAGAAGACAACCACGGTAGTTATTTAGTCTACAGAAGTGATGGATGGGAATATGTAGAACCCGAACTAATCGAAGGAGAAAAGGTATACGAAGCCACAATAACAATAGAAGAAGAATTTGACCCAACAAAAGGATGTGAAAAATTTTACGAGGGTTAAACTGTTGGTTCTGTCGAAGTTTCTCCTACTAACGACGTCAAAAGCTTCTCTATTAGAGTAACCAATGAAATAAGATCATTAGATGGAAGAGAAGCATCAAACTTTATTTGAGCACTATAAACAAACACACCACCATCAGCAGCATTCCAAACATATTTAGTGGAGCAAGAGGCACGATGACTACCGCGTGCCTCTTTCATCCACTCTGTAAACAAATGCATATCCGATTTTGTTAGATCATTTATGACCAAATTAAGAACTAATTCTTGTGTGGCTTCAGATCCTTCTCTAAGTAGCTCAACCATCCGCAACTTTGTAAAAGCTGCTCTTGCATCAGCACTAAAAACAGCTACATTTTTAGGTCTCCATACAAGACGATATGCCTTTTTCATACCTGGAGTATCAGCCTCAGAAATACTGAAGAAATACCCACTGTCATCACTAAATAGTAATTTACTTTCAGTAACAGCCTCTCCTAGTTTAGAGACCCATTCGTCATTTGGTAAATAGCTTTTTAATTGAAAACAATACTTTGGAATAATTGTCAATTTGATTCCTGCTCTTACTTTTGGCTTTTCCATTTATAACTCCCTTCTAAACGGAAATGATAGCACGAATTTTCGCAAAAATCAATATCAAATGTGTTTGTCTACATATGAAGCTACTTTTGAATTTTTCCTCAGCTTTCTAATAAGTGCGTTGACATCCTTCCTTTTGACTTTCACATATGGTTTTATTACCTCGCATATCCAGAGTATTCCAACATTGGATATTATTCTGAAGTTATATAAAAGTTGTTTGCCTGACCTGGGTAGCAAATATATTTTACCGAGTGGTATCTTTTTCTTTAGCCATTTTATTAACGGATAACATGTATTGGCTATAGCCAAACGATCTCCTGAAAAAGACCCTTCTCCGTCTATGATTCCAGCTATGTAAGAAGCATCCCACTCAGTTAGTTTAGGAAGTTTTGGGAAAACCTCTCTTGAAGCAATCCTAAGTTCGCTGCGCATACGTTTAATAGCATCTGCAGACCTGTTAAGTTCTTTGGATAATTTGTCTAAATCTATGGAGCGTTTTCTTCTAACAAATGAGATGCGTTTTATCTCTTGTTTCGTCCAGCGTCTACCAGTCATCAACCACCACTAAATCTTCTATACAGCAAATATGCAGGTATTCCAAGTGCAAGTAGCTTACCTTTAAGAGCATTTTCTTTCATTAGTAATCGAGACATCTCTTTGTTGTATCCAGGCGGTCTTAGAGACCTGGCAAGAAGACCAAACGAGCCGAGCATAAAAGCAGGACCAACAACAAGAGGGGCTATCTCAAGTGCTGCATCAAGATTCTTCTTATTAGCCAAACCCTTAAGTCTATTTAGTGCAGGAAAAGGCTTAACATTAGATTCCACCTGTTTAATTTCTCCTGCCTGAGGAATATGTTGGTCATGCTCGTCCATATTGATTAGTATATATTATTACTAATAAATCGTATAGAGCAAATACTAATTCTGTACAACTAAAAAATAGGCATTTTTTTGTTATAACAATTACTGATAGGCAATTTCCCCAAAACCAGAAAGGAGAAGAGTAATATGGATGCGATTACAGGTTTTTTCATTGCGCTTGTCTTAGCGGCAAGCTACTTTGTAGGATGGATAATGACTTTTAACTTCTTGCATCAGAAAGACGAAAGTTCCCCAATAGCAGAAAAAATAGTTGTTGCTATGTTCTGGCCGATAATCTTCTCGATCAGAGCAGCCGCAATAATCGGTAAGTGGTGGAGGGACCACCACAAAGAACTAACCAATACCTAAAAAAAGGAGGTAAAAAGTATGAAAGTAAACATAATCCAGATGGGTCATGCACTAAAGGCTGTGGAGATTAACGAAAACTCCACGGTTAGGGAAATCCTTGAGAAAGCAGATTTAGACGCCGAACACCACATTGTTACCCTGAATGGAAGGGAAGCATCATTAGATGACACAGTGCATGAAGGAGACATCATAGGGTTGGCTCCTATCGCAGAAGTAGGATAAGTCTGTTTTATTCTGTTTTGGGGGACAAATTGCCAAAGAAGGGCAGGGGAGATATTGGGTTCACAAACTCATTATCTCCTTTGCCCAAATAAAAAAAGGAGGAATAAAAATGCCAAAATTACAATGTAAAAATTGCGGCAATAAAGATAAATTTCTTGCAAAATGTGTTTACTCAGGTATTGTGGATGGGAAAGGAAAAAAATTAGTCGACTTTTCAATGGATGATCCACCAGAGTACCAATGTGCGAAGTGCGGTTCGAGCAAAATCAAAATAACTTTCGATAAGGAGGGAACATGGATATATTTGTGACAAATTATTTAAGAGAAAGACTGGATGCAGCTGGTCATACAGATGTTAAAATAGTATTAGCTGATCAGCTACCAGAAGACTTCAGTCAAAAGCAGCTTGTAGTTCTTCAGCCTAAAGACGACTGGGTAGAAAAAACAGTTCATGTGAATGATTGGTCCTTTATAACTCGCGAGGGACCTCTTCGCATCCTCGAAAAATGGGTTTCACTTGATGGTGTTCTGATTGCCACAGGTTTAGGCAATACTGTTATCACAAACATAGACCTGGATAAAGCAATTGTCAACGATACAGAGCATATGTATATCAGAGCAGGGATCTCCGACCACATTATAAGCATGTTCGAAGACGCTTGGCATCCCTTGGATTATTTTGCCAATTTAGGAAAATCACTTAACAAACTCAAAGGAGAATTCAAATCAACTTTGAATCACCTAAACGCGGTAATCACCGATCACAGGACGAAAATTGCAGAGGAAACGAAAAAACTAAAAAAATACAAAGATATTGCTGAAAAATTAGATCCTGAAAAAGAGATTGAAGCAGAAAAAAAGCTGTTTCTTGAAATGCTTGAGATATTTTCATTGACAGGAGCATATGAAGATGCCGACGGACTAACGCTTGAGCTAAAAACACCACGTATAGAACTTGATGACTATGACCTTGGAGAGCTATCAGTACAGATTAAATTCCCTTCTGGGGAGGTAGTAATAGATGCACTAAAAGAGGGAAACTGCGATTATTGCCACCCCCATGTATCTTCTAGTGGAACCCCTTGTTTTGGGGGATATGAGGAGGTTTTTCATGAAGTTGCTTCGCAAGGGAGGGTAGGGACAGCGCTATCTTTGATTTGGATGTTTTTGAAAACCTACAATCCAGAAAGCGCTTATGAACATCCAGAGGTTATAGAACATGGTTACTATAGAGAAAGCGATGATTATGATGAACCGGATTTTGATGAATGTGCAGAAAGGGCATTAGGAGGACAGTGCTATATATGCAGGTATCGAAGTGACTGCGACTACTCAGAAGATAAAATTCAAGAATGTAAGGATGTCCTTCCGCAGGTTTGCCATGGCTGTTCATATAATTTTTCTTGCACTTTACGCGTGGATATAGACCGTTGGAGAACCTGCGCAAAGTCAGCCAAGGGGGGTAAATGTGTTGATTGTGTCGAGGATGAATGTCCTTACGCAGACCCCTGTATAGATAGATGCAAGGACAATGCATCCGAAGAATTCTGCAAAAATTGTGCATTCAAACCGTGTCCAATCTACAAGGATGCAATCGAACAAGGAGGATAAAAATGCCTGGTTTTAACGAGTACCTTAGAGATATATTAGTTTCCGTAATCACTGCTCCTATTGAATTAGTGTTAGCAGGAGCAAACATAACTGAAGAAGAAATCATGCCTGACACTGTATATTGCCCTTCTTGGAGGGGTGAAAAAACTACCGTCACAATAGATGACGGTAAAAGAAAGGCCGTAGTAATTGCATGTCTAAATAAGTCATGGCATGGTGATCTTGTATACTGGAGGAATTGTATTCCGATAGCATCTATAAAAGACAACAGCGTTATTTTCCTCATCGACTTGGAAGAACTTTTCCATAGCCTACCAACGGAACAACTTGGTTTGTTCAACGAACTTGTCATAAGTGTTTTGAACAAATACAACGAAATAAGAAATGCACCCAAAAAAGCAGATGTGAATACAGTGCTTGAATGGATTGACAAGTATATTAGCTATTACCCATCTAAACTCCGAAGTGACATTGGAGCTCTGGAAAGACAAATACAACGCGATGTACAAGAACTATCAGAAGAATACAGGAATTACCTACTCGTCGATGGGGTATGTAAATCTTTATTCCAGCCCCAACCAATACAGGCATGGCGTGAAGACCAACTTGACGCCTTGCGAGAATCTGGTTTTGAAATAATACAACTAACACCAGGTAACAAGGGTATCAAAGAACTAGTAGCAGTATCCCCATCGATATGCATCGAAGAAGACTACACAAAGTATGTTTTGGGAAGGTACCTTGTAGATTTTGAACAGCATAGGGATAATGAACTAATAATAATGCCACTTACCAAAACTCCCGAAAGGAGGTATTTTCATCCCCACATCACACCTGAGGGCGTTCTTACAGATATTGTGAGGGCATGTATAGCTGTAGAATATCTTCGTGCATATAATGTAGGAACTGCCTTGTTGAAAATTAGATACATTCTCGAAACTTACAATCCTGATCAGGCACTCATGTCGATCCAAAAGATATGTGGGGAAACATCATGTGAAGATAATCCAACGAAGGAAAAATGTATGATATGTGAAAAAGTTGGAATATGCAAAGCATCTATTGAACTTGTAAAAGCATGCACAACTGCCATAGATAAGGGTGAATGCCAAAACTGCAATATTTACGAAAAATGTAAAATTGGAAGGAGGAATAATGACGAAAGACAAGAATGAAAAAGGCTATCTAACTACACCAGTAATATACTTGACACCAGAGGTTAGAGTCAGATTGACAACTTGGTTGGATCTAGCGGATGGCGAATTTCTTGCATTTGGAGCAGCCGACTATTTTCCACCGGATGGAATAGTCGTAAATGACATATTCCTGCCTAAACAAACAGCCACGTCATGCAATGCACTTTCAGACGGAAAGTGGATGATTGAATTTATGAATTTTTTGCAAAATCAAACAAACCCGGAGAAAATTAGATTCTTCTATCATTCCCATGGGTATTTGAATGCGTTCTTCTCCAACGTAGACGAAGACATGATGAGACGTCTATCTTCGGATACCTTCTTCGCTCATATGGTGGAGAACAAGAAACGAGAATATGTGGCAAGGATAAATCTTTATGATCCGTTTCGTGTTGATGTAGAAGCGTGTGTGGATGTTCTTTACTCATGCCCAAAAGAAATAATAGAACAGGCTGAGAAAGAATTTACAGACAAGGTAGTTCAGCAAGAATTATATGGCGGTTTAGATGTTTGGAAAGATTTAGGTCCTTGGAGGAATTTCGATGAACCTATATCAGAGACAGTACAAACTGTTCAACCCAGAAGAAAATGAGCGTATAAGAATAGATGTAATAGGCGCTGGGTCTATGGGGTCATTTGCATCTTTGGCAATAGCGAAGATGGGACTAAAAAAGATTACTGTGTATGATTTTGATAAGGTTGAGCAGGTAAACATACCAAATCAGTTTTATAGGCTGAGTGATGTTGGGGCCGCTAAAGTAGACGCCCTAAAAGACATAATTAGTCAATACACAGGTACCAACATAGTCGCTGAGTGTGGAAAGTTTCAGGAAAGGTACAAGCCAAAAGCAACAGATATAACCATAGTAACAGTAGATTCCTTGGATCAAAGGAAAGAAATATGGGGGCTAATCAAACACCACACTAGATGGGTAATAGATGCTAGAGCCGCAGGAGAATTCATAGTCATCTATGCCCTGCAACCAGAACTCGACAGTTTTAGATATGAATCCACATTGCGCCCTTCGTCAGAGGCCTATAGAGCCCCTTGTGGAGCTCAATCCATAATATACACTGTGATAGGAACAGCCAGTGTAATAGCCCTATACACAAAGCGTATTTTGTTTGGTTTGCATGTTCCGTTTGAAACAATGTTGGACTTCGCACTATTAAATGGATGTAAAGATGGAAGGTTTGCTTTTCTGCCGACAGATAATGAAAAAACTGAACAGAAAGGAGATAACCATGAGGAATGAAGAAAGAGAACGGCTTGGATTATGTTTGAGATGTGAAAAACCACTCAAACCAGAAGAATGGAAATACTGTGAGGAATGTGCACTATATGTTGCTCAACGGAACGCTGAAGGGTGGAAAAAAAGCGCATACACCGACCGCTTGGATTATTGACGGCGACGATGTTGTTGGAGTTAGAAAACTAAAAGACGGAGACTATATCGCGGTTGGTGATTACCCCTTTCAGCCTAAATATCCACCAGACATCAAAGTCTATGCCACCGAAAAGGAAGCTTGGGAGGCATACCATAAAATTGTAAATTCGTGTGACCATGACTATCAGATGATTTCTCATGATGAAGCCAAATGCAGAAAATGCGGGAATATAATTTGCGTTCCTGATATGTAATGAACCAGAAAGGAGGAAAAAATGAGCACACGTGTTTTATGGGTTCTTGCAGGCATTGCTATGATTACTTGGATAATTCCTGGTATTGGATTCGTAGTATCAATAATAGGAATTGTTGGGGCATTGAAAAATATTTTCACAAACAAGAAAAATGACGCAGTCAGTATAATTACTCTGGCGATATTCACAAGCTCACTGCTTTTGTCGTCAGTTTATACACTTGGAAGGGTACTTAACTTTATATTCCAATAGAACTAAAAATGGGGGAGAAGCAAACTAAGTCTTCTCCCCTTTTTTTACCTAAAACACAAGTCTAGCTAATCTTTGTAAAAGACCTGGTTGTTGATTACCGGTCTGTGGACTAAAAAGACCGAATACCGGTCCAGGGGAAGAATGGGCTTGTTCTTTTTTTCTTAGCCTTGGAAGTAAACTTTCTGGTTTAACATCCTTTTCGGGAATTACCATCTTGCGGAAATTCCATCCTGGTCTCCACTGCCACCAATGCTTGGGCTCCTTCTGCAACTTAATTGTAGCAGCTGCTGGAGCTTCTTGGATCGGTTTTCCAATATCCTCCCTACTCCGCAGCATCTCTCTAAGTTCTTGATTTAATTTATTTTTATTTATAGCTACCGTGTATTTCCATTCCTCTAAGGTTTTGGGAACTGGTCTATTCAGCAAACGGCTCCAAAATGAAGGTTTCATAACAGTGTAGTAACGTCTTACAATGACCTTTCTTTGCTCAGGAGGAAGATAAGATAGACCTTTTAATCTTACACCTCTCGCTTCCATCTGTAGAATTCTTTCTGGGTTATAATGAGGGTCAGCTATGGCCACAAATGTCGTATTGGGGAAACTTAATCCTTCTGCTCCTGCAGGAGACAGAATCAAAACCTTTATTTTTCCTTTGTTATATGCATCTGCAGCTTCCTGTCTCTGTAGTTCTGCAGGAACGTCCTCTCTGCCTTTTCCCATGAAGACCCCAAACTTGATTTTTCTATCTTTCAACCCCTGAGCTATTACGTCTACGCCACCAACCACATTATTGGTGAATATAAGAACTTCTCCTTTAGGATTGGCCCTAAGATGTTGCTCTACGTCGTCGAGTATTTTTTTGATTTTTGGAGTTTGCTCAGCTGCCTCCGATAGGCTTACTTTCGGATCCACAACATGAATGCTATTGCTAATCTGCTGAGCCCTAATCAATTTAGTTACTATAGCCTCCGCTTCCTTCATCGTTACAGGGATTCCTCGTTCTATTTTTAGCCTTGTTATTGGATCTATCGTCCCCATAACATATTTGTATCCTTGCTCTTGTAACGGACTCATTTTCACAGGGACCCATTCAACTACTTTACCGGGCATATCCAATTTTTGGGTCAACGGATCAAGATAATAGATATTATCTTTGAAGACCTTACGGAGTGTATCAATATCTTTTAAAACCCATACTTTCGCAACGCTGCCATCTGGAAAGACCTTCTTTACTTTTTGTAAAAATCTTTGTTTGAACTCCTGCGGCGAGCTTACTGGGAACTTTTTACCTGTAACCGCCATCATAACCGGCACAAGTTCGGCTGGAGTATTGGAAGACGCTGTTCCTGTTAAGCCAATGAAATACTTTACTTTAGGAGAGGCGTACATTAGTGCCCTAGCAGTCAGGCTATCGAAGTTTTTGGCTCTGTGTATTTCATCCGAGATTATACCATCTATAGGTTTACCATCTGGTGTCTGTAGGTATTTGTCTGGGTTTTCACGAAATAGCTCATAAGATATTATATTGTAATTTACATTTCCCTTTCTCTTAACTGTTTTTACATGTTTGTCTCTCCCATACCAGATAGTTACAGAGTCGTTAGTCCATTTCTTTACTTCCTCCTCAAAATTACTCCGTAGAGCAGCCGGGACTATCACAAGGAAGTTCAAAGGTCTCTGCTCCTTCTGTGCCAGAGCTTCTGTGGACGCAATAGTTCCAAGAGTCTTACCAGAACCAACAGAAGCCAATATAAACAGTCTTCCATTGTTCCTAAGAGCCGAACTAACCATCTCCTGCTGATGAGGCTGAAGTTCTGTCCCTTTCTTTAACATCTCCTTTTATTTTAGCGTGTAGACTAATAGTTGACTATGAACTAATTGCAGTAAAAAAGATTAGTGATTACTGCAGCGGTCAACAATAGAATCTATCTTGAATTAGTCAAAGGCTCCTTAGTCCTTTTATTATGACCTTTCCGAGTGATGGGTATTTTCTAACCGTATCTTCTTGTTCTAAAATAGTCAGGACCTGAATTAACACATCCTTTGCTTCTTCTTTTATGACTCGATTTTTCCTATATGCCCTTATCTGCTCTTTAACAGTTTCTGGTCCATAATTCTCGTACGCGTATGCAAGGTCTTTTAGGATAAGCTGATCAACTTTGGCTATAGCGTCTGTCAATCCTTGAATTCCTTTTATTTTGTTTATGATTTTTTTCATTGTTTAACCTAAAAAAGGAAAGGGATAAAGTTAATCCCTTTCCATCATATTTTCAATCTACTACACCGAATAATTCCATGAGGAACACAAAACATGTTAGCAAAATAACAACCCCGCACAGCGCAAACACAACTGCCGCAGCAATTGTAAACTTGTTGGCCTTGCTAACCGACATTTTCCAGTTTGTCTCCATAAGTGTTCTTTTCGCGCTCGCTAATACCGAGTAAAAGACGTAAAGCTCAAGCGCAAAAACTACCGGTTGCAAAAAAACAGAAACAGGGATCAGCAACATTCTGTATTTCCGTATCATTTTTTACCTCCTTTCTTAGGTTTAATTTATCTTCCTATCACTTATATCTATACCACAAAACCACCAGATTATTCCACAAAGTTGCCTATTAGTAGTAACCAATTGATTTCTATTAAAAAATCTATTCGTTTTGGCTAATTCCAAAATAGACGAATGTTTGCTATAATCAAGACCAAATGGGATATAT